TAAGGATAAACGAAGTATGTAAAATTATTTCCCCATCCCTCTTCCACACAGGATGCATGCGGAAAGATGAAATAACTGAAGCTCTCGTAAACACCATAAAAACCCTAAAGACTGACGGATTTGTCTTACACAGCAAACCAAGGTTAAGATACGCAGTGACAAGGGTTCACCATGAAATGCAGAGCTACGAAAAAACCTACAGAAATAAAGATACTGGGATTCCAGTACACCATTAAATGGATTGAAGAATGCTCAGCCGGGGAAAACCTCGGATGGTGTGACACTACTGCATTAACTATTTCTATAGTATCCAACCAACCAAGCACTGCACTAGCAAATACATTTCTTCACGAAGTAATCCACGCAATAAATTACTCAATGAACATAGACAGTGGAGACGAAGAAAAGCTAACCAATAGACTAGCTAATGGTCTCTGCTCTGTATGGTCTGAAAATCCCAAGGTATGGTCTTGGTGGAGCGGTTTGTTTAAACCCATCAAGAACAAGTAGTGCCAGACTTCTCATTGCTGAGCCTGTAAGCCTGTCTGAGAGCGTTTCTAAGTATCTTGAGAGCTTCTTCGCTCTTTGTGTATTTATCTTCATTCAGTGCATTCTCAAGGCTTTGGATTAGATCAGACATGGGCGAAACAGCCTACACTATTTCAAGGAAGTAAGGGAGACCTTTTTGGGAAATTTTTCAGAAATCTCGAAAAGGCATATATGTAGTGAGAGGAGACATGGGCTGGTCGCCCCGCTCCTCCCCCCTCCCCTTTTGAACACCCCCACAAATCCCCCAATAAAAAGGCAAACAAACAAAGGAAAAAGCAAAACAACAAGAAACCCCAATGAAAACGCTGTTTATTTAATATATATAAATATTAGGCAAAGCTTTTATTTCATAAGCTCAATATCTGTGCCAGTTATTAAAAGCGAGGGGGGGATATATAGCGAACGGGTAAAGCTTTTTCCATCGGTGGAAATTTTTCACTTAGTGTAAGTTCACTACGCTTCGTGATTTGAATGATGATTCAAACAATGAATGCCGAACTTGTTGCAGTCTCTGGGACGAAGTAACCCAGACAGTTTATTTAGTAAGAAAGTGATGGCTAAATCAAGAGACCGGAATGACCCCCGCTTTTGTTAAGTTCGCGATCGGCCAAGAAGTTGGCGACGATGACCACTGACAAATTAAGACTCGATCCAGTAGCGCGGATTTACGATAAGGCGGCACACATGCTAAATCGGAATAATTCTACGGAATATGCCTTTCCTTAAAACTGGACAGCGGACATGTCTTGAAACGATCCGCACCGTGACCCACTAAGTTTTGGATCTCTTCAAAGCTTGTCGGGTCGAGATCCCCGCCCTTTGGCGGGGGAACCCCTCGACCTACCAAGTTAATCTTTAAACGAGTATTGAGTTCACAATTGCCGCCCTTTGGGTCTGCAAGGTCACAACTGAGATCCCGCCATAAAATGGGCTTTTCAATCTCAGGGCGCACAAGAAACTAATTGTCGATACTTCCGAGTAAATCCAGCGGACGCAATTGCGCTTTATAAATGAAGTAAGAGCCTTTTGGCTCCTTTCTAATATCTGGCTCAGATATTAGACAGGAGATAAAAATCTCCACTTCCCCCCAAATGCGGGAAGTTTAACCAAAAAATAATACACACAAAATGAAAAACAAAATCGAAAAGATCGCAAGTGAAGCCGCAACTGTAAAAGCTGAAAAGCGTATTTCTTCTGAGGAATTACCTGAGCTTGTTACTTGTGAAAAAGTTAAGTTTGAGAATGAGGATGATGGGCATATTTCTGGTGATACAGAAACAGTTGAGATCAAAAAACTTCGCACTACAATTCAAGGCGCTGCAAAGTCAATCGCTAAACAAGGCAAAGTTTTACATGATGCAATTGTTGAGGCAATTGAGATACACGAAGTTTCAAGAGAAACAATTATTAAATGGGTTGTAGATTGTGGGTATAGTGAATCACGCGCCCGTGATTTAGTCGCTCCGACTTGGCAAGAGAATCACGGTAAATCTACAAAGGGAAAGAAAAAGGGATCAACAAAAAATAAGGACAAAGTACAAGCGTTGATGAAATACGCTCGTAGCCTTTGCTCAGATGATGCAGAAGCTTCTAAGACTCTACGCGCTGCTCAACGTCAAATTGATGCCGCGCGAAAAGCTTCTAAGGAAGCTCCAGAAAACGTAGTTGAATTGGAAAAAGCCGCTTAATAACTGGGCCAGTTATAACGAGATAATAATATCTCAGTACAGGACATCGCTCTTCGGAGCGATTTTCCTTTTTAGTATCTACTCAATAATTGGGCCAGATATTAAAAAGGAGAATCGTTTCTCCTGTAACCATATATAAAAATGAGTAAATTAGAAACATACATGAGTGATAAAGACGCAGATATCTACGGAAAATCTATAGTATTGGGATTGATGCGAACTATAGAAATTGAAGACATCCCTGTTGATGTTTTAGAAAAGGCTAACAAATCTCTCCCTGAGAAAGTTCTTCCCCATGATGGGTCGGTTGCCTTGTTTGGTTGGTTGAAAAATGGAGCTAAGGCAAATCATCCCTTGAACCGCGAAAGAAGGATCTCAAAGGAAGTGCATCGGTGCATGAATTTATCAGGGCGCAGATTTGCGCTGGTTGATAATGATTTTGATCCAGATTATAAGCGCAAGCTCGACATTCAAAGCAAAGAAATAACTAGGCTTAATAAAGTTATAGACAGGATTAGGGGTGCAGTAAGTGAGGATTAATAACTGGGCCAGATATTATGAACTATATTAACAAACTACAAGAGGACAATGCCGAGCTTCGGAGTGAATTGAAATCGGCCTACAGCATGGCATTAGAGTTAAAAATCTACGCCATGTCTCCAAAATTCATGGGCGAATCTGGATACGGCGGTAAAACCTACATGTCAAAAGAAGATGTGATTAGGTTTGCTGAGAACATATTAGGAGAGATGCCTTCTGTTGTGCTAAATGATTAATAACTGGGCCAGATATGAAGATACTAAAAACAATAGGGTGGGCTATGCTCACAATAATAATGTACTCAGCCATTAGCTTTATGCTCACTGCTTATCTGTTATCAGATACGATTAGTGGGGTGAAGCTATGGCAATAACAATAACCGAAAGGGGTGCAGTCTTAGCACTGCACCTTCCCTAGTATGTCGTCATGTGACGCTGTACTAGGGAGGGTTTCTCCCTCTGTAACCATCAAGCATTATGACAAGTGCAAACACAAACAAGCGGAGTCTACCCGTGAATAACGGTCGGGCTGTTATAAGCAGAAACGTCAAGGCATGGCAAAATCGCAAGGCTGTGACAAGTTTCAATAGAAAATGGGGATCTTTGGCATTGGCCAAGGGCGGGGCATCACTGGATGCTTTATTTCCTAACCTTTAATAACTGGGCCAGATATTATGAGTCGCTATTACGGTAAACCAGTATCAGCACCAGAGGGTTGGTTGTTCGTTGCTTGGGCTGGAACCAAGGAAATAAAAGAGGATCTCAAAGCATTGGGGTGCAAGTTCTGTTCCTTAATGCCAGACGGTAGAGAGAAGAAGGGTTATTACTCTCCTCCTGAGAACCATGCTAAGGCTATGGCTTTGATGCCTGATCCTACAGACATGAAGAAGTGGACTCCAATTAAGGGAGATACCTTTGATGTCAGGGATGTACTCAAGGACAAGTACGGAGCTAGGTGCATATGGGTTGTGCCTAAGGATAAGCACAGGGAAGCACAAGAATTTGCTGATGCAGTATCAAGCTAATAACTGGGCCAGATAAATAGAAAGGAAATAATATGCCACACGGATACAAAGTAATCATTGAAACAGTAAAACAAAATAAAATGACAGATCAAGAATTCATAGACGAGGTGTATGAGTTAGCATTTGGAGACAACGCAAGGCACAGACTTACGGAAGAACAAGGCCCGTATGAACATGAAGAGGTTTTGGAAAAGCTAAAGCAGCAAGACGAATGGTCATACAAATGGGAAGAACAAGAAGGAGTTGGGAGCTTTGAATAATATGAGTAGGTTAGCAATAGTTATTGCACTATCGTTATGCGGCTACGCTAAAGCAGAACCTGAATTATTGGTCAAGCCTAGCGACAAAGAGATACTAATCACGGTTTCTAATTACCCTACAGGAAGGGCTGTCGCATTATTAGTTAGCGATAACCTTAATGAATGGACATTGGCAACTGATAATGGCGGGGATTTTTATATCCATTACGCAAGGGAAACAAATGAACCAGTAAGCTGGGCTGTGCCAGTGAATAGTGACAAAGCTTTCTTCAAGGCTATTGTCTTAACATACAAAACAGAAAGGAACAAATGAAACGAAGCGTCCACACAACAGGATACCCGCAAGGAGCGGGGAAAACCTACCCAATAACTGGGCCAGATATTGATTACGACAAGTACTGCAAGGTTAACACAAAGAACAAGAACATCCTTAAAAAGATTAAGTTACAGTTAAAGTTGGCTGAAGAATTAGCATTCACACTATCAGTAAACTTTGTTTGGCCTGAAGCGCACAATGGCAAGGCGATAGCATACAATGTTGTTGGTGATAGCCAAACCTTTAACGGTAAGAAAGTGCTAAACCGATACTCAAGAGTAGTGCTCACAAGAATAAACAAGGATGGGACAGAAGATGTCCGATCCTTTTGTGTGTCTACCTTGCCAAGAGCAATGATAAATTACATCTGCAAACAGAAAGGTATCAACCAAAGTATGCCGAGATTATTCAGGCTCAATGTTTGGTTTAAGGATGAGGCTCACAGTGTTCAGTTTGTGTCAGGCAAGAGGTCGCAAGCTAGATCACTCAAGGATGCTTTATTCCATGAAGATATACATAAAATACTCCATGAATTAGGAGGCATACCTAAGCCTGTACCGATGGGCCATCGTATTGAGGTGAAGTTAGATCCAGTGCAAGACCCTGATGTAATCGAGAAGCTCGATGACTTGCAGCGATTAAAGCTTGGGTGGCACTTATAACTGGGCCAGATATAACCCCATACTAATACAGGGATACAAGCTAGGGCTTCAACTCTAGCTATTCCATTCGTATATTAACACATATAAATAGTTATTGACATGTGTTATTCAATATGCAATACTCTTTGTTGATGTACGAATGGAGTAGCTCGTAACCATGCTACCCCGATAAGTAATAATAAAATACACACAAAATATTATGGCAAAACAAACAGCATTAGAAGCGATGACAGTTGATATCGCTACAGCTAAGAGAGCAGCAGCAGTTTGCTTTCAGAACAAACGCCCCTTCATTGTATGGGGAAAGTACGGATGCGGTAAGTCTCAGATGATTGCTCAACTCGCAGAGAGTATGAGTGCAACTCTGTACGACTTCCGAACATCAGATAAGGAGCCGCCCGACTTGGCTGGACTCCCTGTAGCAGATCAAGTGAACCGATGTGTTCAGTGGCTTATTAATCACGACACGATTCCTTGGAAGCGATACGATGACAAAGGCAAGCACATCAAACCTAAGTACAAGAGAGCTATTCTCTTCCTCGATGAGTTCGATAGGAGCATGGTCGAGGTGATGAACGTGGCTCTTCAGATACTACTAGACCGTAAGGTTAATGGGCATGAGCTAGAGGATAACGTCCTTATATGTGCCGCTGGTAACGGTGAGTCTGACTCTGGCACTACACCTATCACTGGTGCAGCAGCTACTAGGATGACTCACATTTACATTGATCCAACATTGGATTCATCCATCAAAGGATTCCAAGAGTACGCAAATAACAAAGGCATGGCTCCTTGGTTGTCATCTTATGTAGGATTCCGCAAGGAAGAGATACAAGGAGATCAGTTCACATTCGTTGAACGTGCTGAGCCTACGTTTAGAACATTGGAGTGGGCGCATGACTTGATTGAGTCTTGTTATAAGATTGGCACTGACTGGGCAACTAGCCCGTCTGTTATGAACTGTCTTGTGTACGGAACAGTAGGGCAAGTGGTTGGTCGTAGCATGATGGCATATCGCAAGATGTGTACTGAGTGTCCTCAACCTGACGACATCTACGATTCACCCCTTCAGACAAAATTACCTAAGGACGCTGGTGTTTACTACGCTACTGGTGTGGCGTTAGTGCAAGACATTAAACCTAAAGGCAAGTCTGAAGACATGAGCAAAACCAAAGCTGCATGTAGATATGTAGGGCGATGGCCTGAGGAACAGCAAGCTACGTTCTTTCGCAGAGCATCTGAAGCCAAGCTGAAAGTTGCGGCGACACCTGAGTACAAGGCGTGGGAGAAAGAATATAGGTCACTGCAAAGCAAGTAATAACTGGCCCAGATATAACCCAATAACAATATACGATTATGAAATTAGTAACCAAAGACAATGTAATACTAAAGCGGTTCAATGAGAACTGCATGCTGGTTAAGATCGGCATCAAGCTCCCCGGCTCCAAGCAATTGATTGTACGGGCGGCTCAAGAGGCAGCGAACACGTTCAAGGCTGACGCTGAATCAATAGACAGTCACATTCGCAAGTTCACAAAGAAAGACTTGTCAGCCGTGCAAGAGATTGCAACTCAAGCTAGGCAGAAGATTAAGTTCTTCACAAGTACATGGGATGATCATGGATGGCGCATCTGCAAGACAGAGTTCTACCCTGACCTATCCCGTGAGCTTGAAGAACTGAAGCTCAAGTTTGATGATGCAGTTAGTACCATAGTTAATGATAGGTATGAAGAGATCAAAGCTGACAGTCAACGCCGTGCTGGTGACTTGTGGGAAGATGTTAGATTCCCTGAGAAGGAAGAGTTCGCTACTCAATTCGACTTCATCATTGAAGTGGACGAGATAAAAGATCCTAAGGATGTGAAGATCAGTGGCCCTGCTGGACTAATGAAGGAAGTTCAGGAGCAGATGCAAAAGCGCAATGAGACAAAGCTTAAAGAAGCACAAACAGAAACACTTGAAAGGGTTAAGAGTGTGCTTGCTGATACTGTATCAAGGCTAAAGCATTACGATGCAGGGAAGGCTAAGTTTAATGACGCTAAAAAGAAAGGTGACAAACCTACTAAGGTTAGGATATCTGACAGCGTTATTAATAATGTAGTCGAGGTTGGTAAAGTCATTAAGCAGATCAACCTAACTGATGATGAGTCTCTGAACAAAGCAGCCGACTCGTTAACAGAAGTATTCTCTCGCTTCCAAGGCGAGGACAACATGAAAGAATTAAAAGAGAATTCTAAGAAAAGAAAGGAAGTAATCAAAGCATCAGAAGATGTGACCGAGGTTCTTCAATCAATCGAACTGTAACCATATATCAATAACACACAATGAACAAAGTAACAGAAGCAATCAACAACATAACTGAAGAGGAGTGGGCGGACTTACTCAAAACAGCTAAGTCTAAAGTTAATATTGGACACGACTATATATACACATCTCATCCAATAGGTGTTCCGTTCGTGGCCAAGTGGCAAGTCATACCTGACCCTTCAGTAGAAACAATGTGTACTGATGGTAAGACTCTGAGGTATAACCCTGAGTTCGCAAACAATCTGTCAGTCAACGCAAACAAGTTTGTCATACTCCATGAAGCTGGGCATCTACTGTTTGCTCATCACCTGAGAAGAGAGGATCGCAATCCAGACTTGTGGAATGTTGCAGCAGACTTGGCAATGAACAGCCACTTCGTCCCCTACATTAAACAGCTAGGAGTGTGGCATGAATTAGTAAATGATATTGGGATACTGCTACCCCGTGAAGGGAAGTTCACAAAGTTACCAGAGAACAAGTCAACTGAGTGGTACTACCATGAGTTAGAGATGGAGCTTCACGAACCTCCGCCTCCTCCGGGTGGTAGGCCATGCGATGACGGAAAGCCTGACGATGATGAGGGTAAAGGCAAGGGTGATAACAACGGAGATCCGAATGAACCTGAAGACTCCAAAGGTCAAGACCAAGACTCTGGTAAGGGCGAGAGCGGTAGCTCAAGTTCAAATTCTGGAAGCTCTGGCGGCAATGACTCTCCATCACAACCCAGTACCACTAAGTCATTAAGCGAGCGACTTAAAGATTACCTTGGCGATGAGGGTAAGATTGTTGGTCGTGTCGAGGACTCTGCGACCATGTGTGAAGAGGGCGCTGATGTTGCGGAGAATGAGTACCAAGAAACAGTATCCGAAGCAGTGGTTCTTATGAAGTCTCAAGGTCATGGCTTTGGCAACGAGTTGGACTTCCTTGAGGACATGCTTACACGAAAGGCAATCAACGATGTGTCATGGTTGAAGAGGTTGTTAGTTCAGTATGCTCCGGGTGGACGCAACCATAAGAGAGTTAACAAGCGTTACTCATCTGGCGGTATCATCTTCCCTAAGAATGAAACCAAGGGTAGGAGTCACGGCCTTATCATGGTTGATACCTCTGGGTCTATGGGTAATGCAGAGTGTGACGAGGCATTTGTTCAGATGAACAAGATCATTCAAGAGTTCCCTCACACCAAGATAACAATGGTGCAGTGCGACACTGACATACATGAGGAATCTATACGAGAGTTCAGTCGAAGCGACTTACCATTACGAGTGCCTCGCAAATGGTACGGACGGGGAGGCACTGACATGGAGCCAGTATTAAAGTACGCTAAGGAAAACAAATACAAGTTTGATTGGGCGGTGTGCATCACTGACATGGAATGGGATTGGAAGAACTGTACTGATAGCGGAATAGTTACCAAGTTTGTTGCAGTTAATCCATACAAGCCGTTAGATATCAACATGCCGCAACGAGGGTACAGTTATGAAGAGGTTTATGTGAATGTATAACTGGGCCAGATATTAACTTAAACAAAACAAAAGCATGAACAATTATATATCAAAATTCAACGGGACAGCGAACGATAATGCGTTTGCGAAAGTTGCAAGCGAGCTATGCAACGAGCTATCAATGCTCCTTTCTGTTCGCGGTATAGAGCCTGAGAGGACTGAGGTTTCTTCTAGTGATAGAGCATCTTCAATAGGATTCTATTGGGATGAGTTCGGTGATCCAATCATAGGTAATCACTGCTTGTTTCTTGACTACGATGAAGAGTCAGAAGAGTTGTCCTTAGGGTATGAATGGCCATCATTCATTGACCACATGGGTGCAACTAGAAGTTTAAGACCAACCGATTGGTATCAAACTTCACATAAACATGAGATGTCGGATGCTCAGAAGTTATTAAGTTCTGTCACTATTAGGAAATGGATAAGGAACCAAAGACATAAGATACCTTTAGCTCTTCTAAGTTCTCCTGAGAAATTAATTAAAAGAATAGAAAGGGAGCTTGATATCTATAAGGCATTTATAGATACGCTTATTCCTTATACTAATCAACGAATTAAAAGCGTAGATAAGATAAAAGAATCATTAAAGAATAGGGATATGTGGATGCAAGGTTTCAAGCCAGAACACAACCACCACCACACCAGTAGTTGGTACTACCATGATTCTCTCGGAGAATCTGTGCAAGGATTTGTTGAGGTGGATGATGATTGGGCATCCAGTGAAGGCAAAGGAATAACTGAAGAAGAAATGGAAATACGTTTTACATTTAAGGACGGTGCTGTTAGTAGGGAAAAGTATTCCAATATTGTTAGACAAGTAGCCAATATAATTAAGAAAGAAATTAAACAGGCATGAAAAGAACAGAAGCAGTAACCGCTTTTATCGAGAAGCGTCAGAAAAAAGTAGGAACACTTGAGTCAACTTTATTAAATGATAAAGATTATGGACTGAAGCTACATGGTAACACTATCGCAAAGTGGGATGGTGAAAAACTGTATGGCACATTAGCTGGTTGGCCTACTGTTACGACTCGCAAGTGGCTTAACGACTTGTGTGATCAAGTATATAGTAGCGTGTCAGAAGATGTTGAGTTGTATGGAAAACCAAGTCTCTGTCCTAGCATGAAGCTAATTAAGAGGTGTTATTTCTATCAACATAAGCATGAACAGTATATGTCTAGAGTCATATCAACTGTAAGGAAAGCTGAACCAATTGAAATGAAATGCAAAGGGGTAGGCTACATACTTGAGCCAAAGCACGATGATAAGACCGTGCTGGATTTCAATGAATGGATGAGGATATTGTAATGCCAGATGAGTATGTTATTAAACTAACACAAAGGGAAAAAGATTCTCTTAAATGCAAAACGTTTCAAGAGTTTCTGATAAAGGCTGAGAGCAACGGCCATCCTTACTGGACTCATGCAATTAAAAACATAACCGAACAAATACATGAACAAAACAATAACAAAAAAGCGAAAGAAAAAAGATATTCTCAGCTTGAACTACAAGATAGTGTCTAAGAACTGCCCCTTCTTTCACAGCCTTAAAGGTTTTATTGAAGTGTGCGCTGACTGTGACGGGTGGAATGACGAGCAGCTAAATGATCTCTTTGGTATTAGCGTTAACGAGGTACATGAATTCTATGATAAGTACACCATGCGGTCATGGAATGATGAGGTGCTTATCCCTATTGGGGTTTATCAGTTTGTTCTCTCTGCGATTAAGTCAAACAAGTATATATCTGACCACACTGCCAACAAAGAAGACATTGCTATTAGGGTATGTACCGAAAGCATTAAGTCTGGGAGATGGTTTAAGACCGAGCCTGTACTGAAATACTTCTACATCAGTAAAAATGCAAATGGCACGTTCACCTACAAGTTCAAGGAGTCTCAGTCAATTGTAATGAAGAGTGAAGTGCCTGAGTTATCAACAAGGTACGGAACAGGAAGCATACACAACCAACAAGTATTAGTTAGAAACCCATGAATAAACCTAAACATGCAACTCACGTTAAACTGCAAACAGTTTATGAAGGAACCAATCGCGTTGCGATTGAAGATATAAAAAACATGGACTGCTTCAGGGGTTCTCCCGGTATTATTACATACTTGAGGCAGCTTAGAGGAAACAACTGGGAAGAGCTTGGCTCTTTTGAGTTCGATGGTAAATGGCCTTTAACTGAAAAAGATAATGAGACAACAACCAAATAACTACGACTACGAAGTGAGTGACGCACTGCCTATGAGTGAGCTTGGAGGAATCAAGGAAGAGGTAGAAGAGGGACTCAAACGGTTTGAGACTAAGCAAGCAAACAAAAAGCCCACATGGAAATGGGTTGAAGATAAACCAAAAAAAAATGAGTGATGAAATACCAACAACTTATTGGGTAAAGATACAAGGAACTAATTACAGGCAACCGGGCTACTCTGAAGAGTTAACATACAGACATCCGAGATATATTCATACTCTTGACTATCAAGTTGCTAATATTTTTACAGAAATAATTCCATATATTATAGCACCAACACAAGAGTTCATTGTTCACCATGAAGCTCACCCTGAAATAATAAGGAAGACTGAAGCTGATCTTATTAAGTGGGGGGAGAGGCATTGTTTTATTACAATATTAATTAACCCGAAAGACAATGAGTTTCTTAACTCTCCATTGCTATACAAGGAGAGATTCTGGAACCCTAATGTGTTTAATGGAATCGTTGATCAAGGAGATTACATAACACAAAAACAGTGCGTTAAAATATTAAATCATTTGAGCATGCTGTATCCATTTATAGATGAGTACAGGATTAACCAAATGATTTCCGGGCGTAAGCCTATAGTGCAGTACCAATAAATAAATAGACAAATGAAAAACACAAATGAAAATAAAGTTAAACTAAAGTTAACTAAGGACTTGCTTACAGCGAGTTCTAAAATGACAGACAACCAAGCTAGGTTCTTGGTAGACACCTATTACCAAATGCAAGACGCGAGGATTCGCTCCGCTGCACAAGTGAGGGGGTTGAAAGAAGGCAATGAGCCTTCACATGTGATGAGTTGGATTGAAGATATTAATATCCAGCTTGAGGATAACATTAAAAAGGCGTTACATAAGTACGCTCTTGGTAATCCTGTTGGTCAGTGGTCTCTAGGAATAACTGGTATTGGCCCAGTGATATCCGCTGGACTTCTTGCTTACATAGACATTAAGCAAGCCCCTACTGTTGGACACATATGGCGCTACGCTGGACAAGACCCAACATGTAAATGGAATAAAGGAGAGAAGCGACCTTGGAACGCTAACCTCAAGACACTATGCTGGAAGATGGGCGAGTGTTTTGTGAAGGTTAAGAATAATGATTCCGATTTCTACGGAAAAATATTTGATGAACGTAAGATTTATGAGTCGGCTAACAACGAGAAGCTTATGTATAAATCCCAAGCTGATGAGGGAGCTAAGCGCGTAGGAAAAACTACTGAAGCTTACAAGTCTTATAGTGTAGGTAAGTTACCCGCTGGTCATATCCACGCAAGAGCAAAGCGTTACGCTGTGAAGTTGTTCCTTTCACATTGGCATGATATTGCTTACAGAAACCACTACAAGTCTGCACCCCCATTCCCGTATCCCATTGCACATATGGGACACGCACACCAGATACCAGTACCAAATACAATTGCTGCATAATCCCTAATCAGATTACACATGAGTAGAAAAATATTATATCAAGCAAAGTTTCTTGGACAAAAAGGGACAGAATCTTATCATACTAAGCATTACTCGACTAAGGAAGAAGCTCAAGACGAGTTAATGAAAATGTGTGGAGACTTCGGGTATCTTGGAACAGTTACCTTAGATGAAGAGGAAAACTTATATCCGCCTTGGAAATTTCTTGGAGATAAATGCCAATCTGGAGATAGAAATGGCGGCACTGTTTCTGTGCATGAAATAACTCTTGGAGTTTGGGAAGGGGTTTAGAGTCACGAGAAAAGAGAGAACCAATGATGTAGAACGAGTCACCGTTTTTGTGAGAACCATGAGTGAAGAACGAGTCACTCTCAGTGAGAGAGCCAATAAAGAAGAACGAGTCACCACCGTCGTGAGAACCATGTATAAAGAACGAGTCAGTCTAACTGAGAGAACCAAGGAGATAAAACGAGTCATACTTATTGAGAGAACCACAAATCTAGAACGAGTCACACCCAATGAGAGAACCAAAATCAGAGAACGAGTCACTTTTGCTGAGAGAACCAATGATGAAGAACGAGTCACTTGATGAGAGAGAACCAAAATGTGAGAACGAGTCAGTCTAGCTGAGAGAACCAAGATACGCGAACGAGTTATGCATTAGGAGTGTGCCACTATGAACGAACGAGTCAACAAACAGGAGAGTACCAATAAACCCGAACGAACCACTAACAAGGAGAGAGCCAACGTTTTTGAGTGAGTCACAACTGCTGAGAGTGCCAAAAATATTGAACGAACCATCAACAAGGAGAGAGCCAACGTTTTTGAGTGAGTCAAATCGCCAGATAAGAAACATCAAAGCCGAACGAGTCACCCTAGCTGAGAGAACCATGACTGATGAACGAACCACTCAATGCGAGAGAACCAAATTATTAGAGTGAGTCATATTGAGCGAAGGAAACAAATATTTAGAACGAGTTATAAAATGTAAGAGAACCAAATAACTAGAACGTTAAAAAATGATAAAGAAAAATATAAAAGAATTAAGAATGGATGCTCTGAAGAATTGTGTTAAAACAGAGCAAAAAATTAACGGGTTAAAGAGGGCAGCAGTTAGAAAGTTACTGAGCGCCCTTAATCGTGAGGCTATTGCTAAGGTTTATGCCATAGCAATAGACCGTAACAATCACATCAAGTAAGTAATATTGACATGTATAAACTAATGAATTATTTTAAATGTTCTGCTAGTGCTGTTGTGTGTATTAAGCAGATGGTTACAGGGGCGGGACTTTTATGTCCCGTCCTTTTACTTTTTGCCACTGGCAATGACACTTCTTTTACCACTAAAGCAAGCTGGTATGGTAAGCCAGATGGTAAAGGGGGGTACGTTGATTGTGGTACTGTTACCGCATACGGCAAAAGATATGACTCATCGAAATTGGTTTGTGCTAGTTGGGAATTTCCCGAAGGAACCAAACTAAAAGTAAGCCTTGGCAAGTCAAGGCATGTCATAGTAACAGTTGCCGACAAAGGGCCGGGGCGTAGATTTGCTAAAGAAAGAAGAATTGATTTAAGCCTTGGCGCTTTCAGTAAGTTGTGCAGCCCTAGCGCTGGGTTAATCACAGTGACTGTTCAAAAAATTTAGGATATGTACAGCAATAATGCTTTACATTCCGCAATGAGAAACTACATTGTTTCTTTTCAGTAAAACAAATTATGTCATTATTCAAACAAGCAAAACGATCAGACCGTAAACTTAGAATGGCTATTGCTGGCGTATCAGGCAGTGGCAAAACCTTCACCAGCCTTGGGCTGGCTTCGTTACTGGGTGACAGTACAGCAGTAATAGACACGGAGCGATCAAGCTCAGAGATATACAGTACTAAGTGGCCATTCCTTGTGTGCAACTTAGACTCTTATCATCCTCAGAAATACATTGATGCTCTTAATGAGGCTGCTAAAGCTGGCATTGAAACAGTAGTAATAGACTCACTGAGTCACGCTTGGTCAGGTAAGGATGGGGCGCTCGATCAAGTGTCAAAGGCTGGCAAATCATTCAACGCTTGGTCTAAAGTGACACCCCTCCAAGACAAGTTAATGGATACGATATTAAAATATCCGGGCCATGTCATATGTACGATGCGGCGCAAGACTTCTTACGAGCAGTCAAGAGATGACAACGGCAAACTTTCCATCACTAAGACAGGGATGGCTTCTATTCAGAGAGAAGGAGTGGACTATGAGTTTGATATCTTTGCGACAATGGATGGCCAGAACAATATGACCATAGAGAAGTCAAGATGTCCTGAGTTAAGTGGTGAAATATTTGCACACCCCGGAGAGGAAGTGTCTAACATCATTAAGAAATGGCTTGAAGGCGAGGGCCAAGCTTCACCTAAGCTTGAAAAACCTAAAGATAAAGATGTCCCTATGCCTACATCCCCGCCTAAATCTAATCTACCTGAGAAGGCGGTCAGTGAATTAAGCAAGCTCTTTGCTGGCAAGGAGGATATGGTTATGAAGTTTCTAAAAATAAAAGGGCAGATAAAAGAAGGAGAAACTTGGCAGCAAATGACTTCAGAGTACGCATCAAAAGTGCTTCAATCTCCGTCTGTCTTCTTGGCTTCTGTTGTGGCGCAATGCGATTCGTAATTAAAAAATGTCAAAAGGAGAAATACAAGAGCCTCCTGAGCAAGAGGCCGACGAAAGAGGAGGCAAGCCAAGTGCTTCAGGCATATCGAGAATCGCACTATGCCCCGGCTCTTTCCAAATGGAAAGCCAAGCGCCGCCGCAACCCAGTAGCCCTATAGCAGAACGGGGAACGCGCATTCATGCGTTCATGGAGGGCGATGATGTAGCTCTATCTAATGAGGAGCAAGCAGTAGCAGATGAGCTTAAAGAATTTGATTCACTAATACTGCATGACTGTGATGAGCTTATCCGTGAGGTCAGAATGTGGTACGTTTGGGAAGATGGTGAAAAACTTTTCTCTGGTAAGCTGGATGTCGGAGGTGTTGATAAGCTTACTGGAGAGTCAGTGGTTGTTAACTATAAGACTGGCATGGGTCAGGAGAATGCCAAAGAAAACTGGCAAGCTATGGCTGAGAGTGTACTGTTTCACGATCACTACAATCCGGGCAAGCCTGTCAGATATTGTTTTGTTCAGCCCGAATCTCCATACGGCAAGATGGTTTGCCATGTGTTCAGTGTTCCTGAGCTTGCTGCTGCTAGAAAAAAACTTCTTAAAGTTATAAGTCTTAGTAACAGTGATAACGCAAAATTATATCCAAGCGAGAAAGCCTGTAAGTGGTGTGATGCTGTTTCATTTTGTAAAGCTGCAAGCTGGACAGTTGAGAATGCATTAGGTGAAGACGCTGGGCCTTTGGCTGATATCAATCCGCCAGACAGGGCCAACATACTTTCCACCCTTAAAGAAGCTAAAGAAAAAGCTGTAGCTGCATACGACTCACGGGCTGAAGAAGCAAGAGTGTTATTAGCAGAAGACTCAACTGCAATAACTGGCTGGAAGATCCGAAGCGGAAGATCAATAAGCAGAGTATCAAGCACAGAAAAAGCTTTTGCTGTTGCGAGAGAAGCTGGAGTAAGCACTGAAGATTTCCTAAAGTCATGCAGTGTTACAACTGGTAGGTTTAAAAAACTTGTTGGAGATCGCGGGGCAGTTAGCGATATGTTAATGAACCCCGCTTATGAAGATGTTATTAGTGTCACACAAAGTAAACCTAGTTTATTGAAATCATAATGGTAGAAGACTACCCCACTATATCTCTGGACTCAGGTCAAGTTGACCTTGCGATTAAGAAAGCTGAAGAACTCGTAGATCACTTCATGCCTAAGATTGTTAAAAGAAATAAAACAGGATCAACAATACCAGAGCAGACAGTTCAAGAACGTGTGAGTAGGTTATACAGAGACCAGCTTACAGGACAGTTATCTCAGTTAGCTATTACTCTTTACATGACAGGGACAGATCAAATGTACCGAGTGCAAAGGTGGAGTTGCATGCTCCATCCAGATAAAGGAGATGATGGTTATGATATACCGGGGCTTAGAATGGATGTTAAAGGAACTAGGATAAAGAAGGGCAAAGATCCAAGGGAATATTCCTTAGTCATTAGACCAAGGGAGAGGAAGCCTGAATGGACATATGCTTTAGTGCTTGTTGAAGTGCGTGATGACAAAGCCCTATGTCATATTATGGGCTGGGCTACTGATGAAGAGCTAGAGGGTAACGTGCCTAGCTCTGGTATATTTAAGGGGGCGCATGTTCTTAGCTACAATAAGCTACACTCCCTGCCAAAATTTATTTGGGATTTATGAGTATCAACTCAAGACAGAAGGGGGCTAGGTCTGAACGTGAATTTGCATCAATGCTAAAGGAAGCTGGATGGGATACATGTACAATGAGAGGTTGCCAGAATGCTGGCCGAGATGCTGGAGGCACTGCTGCTCCTGATATTATATGCGAAGACCTGAGCGCTTTTCATTTTGAAGTAAAGAACAGGCAAAAGGGAGCGACAAGAGATGGGTATGAGCAAGCGGCTAGGGATGCAAAGCCGGGGCAAATGCCAGTGTATGGATTTAAAAAGAACAATGCGCCTTGGTTAGTGTGCTTGAGCTTTGATGACTTTATGAAACTAACCAGAGAACTAGACGAAAGTATAAGAAAGAATGACGGAAACATTACCGAACAGTGAAGACATGGAGAAAGCCCTATTGGGCTGCATGATATTGGAACCCGATGAGGTTGTTCCAAATATTATTAGTGAACACAAGAACATAGCTGAGTACTTCTTGTCCATTAGGACAAAGGTTGTGTTTAACACTATCATGGAATTGTTATCAACGGGTAGGGCGATAGATGAAAACACAATAATCGATTCTCTTAAAAAGAAAGATAAGCTTGATAGTATAGGAGGGATTATATTTGTTTGCTCGTTAGCAGACCAAAGCCCTTCAGCAAAAAACTATTCTTATTACGCTGATATATTGAGGGATTATTATGTAAGAAGGAGTTTAATACTTATGAGCAAGGACGCTCTGCATGATGCACAAAAAGCAGACAGCGCTGAGATCGCACTTGAAAACACACAAAAGAAAGTGATGAGTATTGCTCAAGATCAAGCGCAAAAAGGTGAACGTCCTACTTCGGTGATGGTAACAGACTACCTACAAAAATTACAGGACAGCATAGACAACCCTCAAGAAACTTATGGGCTGATGACAGGCTGGGCTGATATTGATAATACGGTTAAAGGATTGCAGCCAGCTAACATAGTAGTCATAGCAGCAAGGCCAAGCGTTGGTAAGACATCACTTGCAATGAACATGGCTAGGCATGTTGCTGTAGACCAGCGTAAGCCTGTTGGTGTTTTCAGCTTAGAGATGAGCGCTGACGCACTGATACAGCGCATGATTCATACTCAAGCAAGATGCCCAAAAGATGACTGGGCTGGAAGGATTGACGACCTCAGTAAAGCCGCCTCTGATATTGCTAATGCCCCACTACATATTGATGATAGATCTGGGCTATCTGTGCAGCAGATTGCTGCTTCAGCAAGACGCATGATGGCGCAACATTCCATTGAGCTACTGGTAGTGGACTACTTGCAGCTTATAAGAAGCACAAAAACAAAAGGCACAAGGAACGATGAAGTCACTGAAATTTCTAGTGGCTGCAAAGCATTAGCTAAAGACTTAAACATACCGATACTACTGCTAAGCCAGATCAATAGGTCTGCTGAGATCGCGGAAAGAAAACCTAGATGTTCTGACCTGAGGGACTCTGGATCTATAGAACAAGATGCAGATCAAATATGGTTTATTTATAAAGACCTCGAACACAAGCCAGATGAGAACGCATCAGGAGTTCCAGTGTGGATCTCGATTGATAAGAACAGGGACGGAGTTAGTGGTGTAAGATTTCCTTTCGTCTTCTTAAAGGACTACACTAGATTTGAGTCAGGGACAATTGCAGAACCATTAAGTGGTAATGCGTAACGTGCTAGGTATATAAACATATCCTTAGGATAGTTAAGAACTAGCAAGGTTAAGGTGTTTTCATTTACAATGGTTAAGGAATTTTCTTAATGAGCATAGAAGTTACAAAAGAAGAAGGAACAGTGACAGTACCTCTGTTCACTAACACAAGCAAAGCGGCAAAGATATTAGGGGTAAGCAAAGCTTATGTCTCTGCGTTAAAGAAAGCTGCTGATATAGGGGGAGCCAGAGTGTTTAGGTTCCAGAGATTAGTAGAATTTCTGGATGAGAACCCTGACTTTAGGGTGAGTAATGTTTACCCTCGTAAACATGTAAAGGATTCTAGTGAATCTGTTGAGGGTTAGTAATAAAGTATATTTTATATGATCGGGGAGATTAGGGCTTTGTCTCTGACTCCCCTTTTTATGTCTCAAATTTTAAACATGGTTAAACATTTTGATAAGTTACCTCCATACTTGTGTCGAGTTCTGGCAAGGAAAGGAAGGAAAGCTTTAACAAATCAAGACATCTCTAATGTTAGCGGGCTAACAGTTAAGAGAGTTGGTGAGATATCAAGATTGAAAAGCTGGGGGTCTGTGCCTTTAGCTCAGATTAATGCATTCGCAAAAGCATGCGGAGTTGATTTGATTAATCAATCAAACGTTAGGAAGTATTTAAAACGAGGGCCAAAGATGGCTCACGTTAACAAGGCCAAAAACAAATCATACCTAATAAGGCTTATGGGTTTGTAATATCTGGCCCAGATAATATGAGAAAGAAAAAGACAAAAAACCTACCACAATTAATTAACGAGTACCTATCTTTCAAGATGGTAACTAAATCTAAAAACACTATAAACAATATGGAGACAACACTTCTTCATTACGCGCAGTTTTGTTTAGACAGGAAGCGTCACCCCCTAAAAGAAGAAACAGTTTTTAAGTGGGTATCCAACCTTAGATTTGGAAGCAAGAAGAGAAAAGGTAATACAATAAACAACTATATATCTAGGCTTAAAACATTTCTTAGTTATCTAGTTAATGTCGGGTACATTGATTCAAACCCTGCCAAGATGGTTGACCTACTACCTCCAGAACACAAAGAGATAGTTGGGTTTAACCACAATGATGCTAAAATACTTATTCAGTATGCTGGTAAGCACAGGCACAGTAACTATTGGGTTCCGATGATACTACTTGGATGGCATTATGGTATGAGAATATCTGATTGCTCTCACATAAAACATGAAGAGGTGGACATGAACCATAGACAAATTAAGTTTTTACCAAAGAAGCAAAGAAGAAGATACATAAGACTGCCTCTTCACCCCGACATTTACGATGCATTTAATAACGCTGAGCTAGGAGAAGGGGAGTATATGTTTCCAGATGCTGTCAGAAAGTACGAAGTTAAGACTTTAAGTTGTGAGTTTAAATCAATTATCAAGTCAGCCAAACTCCCAGAAAGCTATACATTCCATTGCTTGCGTCATGGAGCAGCTACTAACATGCTAAAGATGGGTATAAGAATGACAACCATTACCGAGATCATTGGTTGGTCTAGCCCTACAATGCTGTATAAATATATGGATACAGACCAAGAAGAAATGGATAAGGTTTTAGATATGAAATCTATTGCTGTTTAGCGACTAAGGTTTCTAGATAAATTTCTACTTAGGTTTCTTCCGGGTCTTCCACTAGAGCTAACTCTCCTAGTTGTTGACTCTCTGAAGACACTTCCTCCCCCTATTTGCCTAAGCCCTTTATCCCAATCATCTAACAAATCTTTAACATACCTTAAATCTTCTGGGTTGTTAGTTCTTAACCCTTCGTAAAAAGCCCTCTTGGTTGGTGAGGATTTCCAAGCTCCACGAATAGGGCTTAACCCTCTAAGGGCAGATCTTATTTGCCTCCTTGCTTCATCCCTGTTCTTGTAAAGCTTTTGCTCTACGGCAATTTCAACCATATAGTTAAAGGTTCGTTTAGCTTCTTTGAAGTTTCCATTACCAACATGCCCAGCCCATATCTTCTTAGGAGCAGTTAAAGCATTTGAGTTTCCTGTAGAAAACGGTGAACGAGTAAATGCTGTTGGTGACTTCATGTTGTCCTCCCTATTTAAAGTAAGTCTTCTGATCAGCCTCACCCCGTTCAAGTTCCTATTCATCCCTTCAGCATAAGGCATGAACCTAGTTACTGCTCTAGTAATAGGGAGAAAACTGTTTGCAAATTTAACACCATGCACCGACCAAGCATCTCCTTTAAAGTCTCCCCCTGCTACATCAGAAGCAAAGTGAACTACATCACCTATTTTACCTATTAAAAGATTGCCCGGAGTGTTAATGGCTCTACCCGGCAACCCAGTGAAGTAAGCATTCAAAGCCCCTCCAACGAATGGTACTGGCGTTGAAGCTAGCCCTAGATAAGACAATGCTTTTTCTTCCGTTGAGCTAGTCTCATTTGGCAGAACAGTTATTCTCTGCCTACCAAATGCTACTTGCTCTACCTCTCGCATCAACATTTCAAACACCCAGTTCTCTGGGACAGCGGAACCTAATGCCATCCCTATCCAAATCATTGAATTGAAAAACTCTCTAAGCCTACCAGCTTGACCTGACCTACCAAATGCTGCCTTAGCCCATACTGTTGCTGCATTAGCTGGCCAACCCATCAAAGGAAAGAACCATCTGGCTGCTGAGCTTGTCCTGAATTGAAGCGGTCTGTTACTTGGCGTTGCCATGTTAATGGTTGTCACCATAACTGAGGCCATGCTGTCTCTTTGTGGAGCGGTAAAAAGATTTATATGGCGTGTGCTTTCGCCTGTTCTTTCAGCAGCTTCAAGCTTAGCCCAAAATTCTTTAACTGTTTCGTCGATGTTTGAAACCCCAGCCTTCGACGCAAAGTTTCTCATTTCAGAAAATGAAGCTTTGTTCCCATTTGTTAATTCTTCTGGTGTTATAAACTCATCAAGACTAACCCCTTCTTCTTTCCTAGCATAGTAAGCTTCTCTTGCTCTCTTTTCTAAATGATGAGCAACGTTATATCCTAGCTTAGCTAAGATGTTATTGCCGTATAAATCACCTAACCTTGGGAAGATTGGTTTACCAACAAGAGCTAAGCCAGACTCATACTGCCCCATTATTCCACCAAGTGTTCTAGCTAACAAGTTGTCGCTAGATTCTACTAGCCTTCCTCCTGTCTCCACAAACCTATCAAAGTTCCCAGCAGTTTCTGATGGATCAACGGGCATAGACAGCCCCCGCTGCGCCAACATCTCATACTCCCTGTTGCGTTGAGGTATAACATTTGCAATCTCTTCTGTTATAGGGTGCAGAAACCCTCTCAATATAGCGTCAGGTCTCCCTTTAGTTTCAATTCCTTTCTTAATTGCGCTGGGTAAACTCTTTGTAACGACACCTACAGTTGCGGCTTTGCCTCCGTAGTATCCAGTTTTAAGCGCAAGGGTCAGTGCTTGTTGTAATGTGTAAACCATTCCAATCGCAAAACCCTTAGGGGTTAAGACTGCACCATTACCAAGTAAATTATTGTAAGTTACACCACCGTGTATAGGAGCTTCTGCTAAGTTTCTAGACAGTGTTAAGATAGACATCAAAACACCACCAATTGTAGATCTATAAAATCTTTCCCCGCCTCCCGGCGCTAGATCAGCGCTATACTCTGAGCTTCCTACCTGAGTAAAAGCTTTCTTGTAGCCATCAGAATACTTTTCAAGTAAGGCTATTTTAGATCTAATAAACTTCCTTACATCTGGATATACCCCGCCAACTTTTATATCCATACCAAGCTCTTTTGCTATAGCTTCTTGAACCTTTCTGTTTTTCTTTCTTAAACCAAGTCTCTTAGCGTACTTTTCTTCAAGCTTACCAATAAGATTTCCAGTGCTTAAATTATTTAACTCTTGAACAGCAGAGTCGATTGCCCGAACAACGTTAGCTGCTGGGCCAGTAGCTCCTTTAAATCCAAATCCACCAAACTCGTAATCATTATTAAACCCATAGTCGTAAAAGAAGTAAGGAGCTAATACATCTTTCCTTTGAGTTTCAAAAGGACTTGCACTCCTATAGTTCTGCACAGTTACAGAGCTTTCCCCCTCTGGTTCCTTAACCTCCTTGCCCATAACTTTCTCAAGATTATCAAGCACTGGGGCAATGTCTTCCATTAACATTTCTTTAGCTTTACTAACGCTTTCAAGTGATCCGATATCAGCTATCCTTTGAGCAACATAATCAGGGACTGACATATCAACATCTTCGTGGCGTTTCTCCCTGACCTCTGCTGCTATAGTGTTATAAACAGATTCGCTTATCCCGTCTTCTTTAGTAGAGCGAACCCATTGCGGATTTCTATCTCCTATAAAAGCTATTAAAGCATTTGATGTTTCTTCTGATTCATTAAATAATATATCGTACAGACTTGATTTAGGGCTATCCTTAAACTGTGCATACTCTTCTATTAAATTTATTCCTGTATCACTAAACCTTCTAGGCAACATCATCTTACCACGCTTAACTGGTAATCGCATAGTGCCAAGTATGCCTTTAATTTTTTGAGGCTGAATATCCTCGTTGTACTCAGTTACTTCCTTATTAAATTGAAATGCTTCCTCTGTGATCTGAGCTTCATACTGAAGTAACTCTATATCCTCATTGGTAACAACATGTCCATTGCTAAGAGCTTGTCCAGCTTCGTAGTTATTACCGTCTTCTTGGTAACTTGCCCTTAATTCTCGGCCAACATCTTCGTTCCATTGCCTTACAGCTTCAATTGCTGTAGTCCTTTCCCCGAACCATTGCTTTTCATAGCCGTGACTTTTAGCTGCATCATAAACAAGATTCCTCCACTTAGGCTGAGTCCTTTCTTGCCATGCTGAGAACCAAGAGTAGTAAAGGTTATGCGCTTCAACATATTTCTTGGCGATAGCCGCAGACTTAGTTGGTAAATCAGACAGCATAGCATCCATTACACCAAGAAAGATAGTCTGCCCGTATTTAGTTGGAGTGGCCCGTTGATTTGTCGTGTGGTGCATAACCATCTCCGACAAGTACATACTATTAATTCGTTTAAGAGTGTTATTGTAAAACCCAAAGTAAGGACTGTCAGGGTTCTCGCTTAACCAGTTTTGTATATCCGAAGCCGCCTCTTTTAATTTAGCTAGGTTTTCTAAAGCTGAAACATCTCCGTTTTTACCTCCACTAAGCAGCTTAACTTTAACGACATTTTCTTGCTTATCTTGGGAATCAATTTTATTTGGAGGCTTAGGTATAGTAATGTAACCCTCTGCAAACTCTTCAAAAATATCAGGCAATCCAGAAGGCTTATCTTCTGAGAGGCCAGCCGCTTCACCAGTTACCCTTCTGTACTCCACGAACTCTGGGTCACTAAGAACTCGGTCTAATGTGGCAATAGCTTCCTTTGTGTTAGAAAGACTTCTTAGTTTAGCTTTTATATTACCGAGTGATTGCTGCATTAAAAGCTGCGCTCTGGCTTTCTTTGTTGTTAGGTCTCGCACATCTTTCATTGCGTCTTTGATAGCCTTAGCTCTTGTAGACGGGTCTTTGATTGCACCTATTAAAGCTTTAGCGCTTGACTCAACATCAAGCATATTAATGTCAGGATCTTCTGATAAAGCAACAGCGAGCATGTTCTTTTTAATGTTCGCATTACTTGAGATAAGTGTGGATGCGACACGATACATATCTCTATCCTTGCTTGTTATCTTTTCACCTAAACCTTTCTTAACTTCTTTTAACCAATTAAATATTTCGTTACCAAACTCGGCTGTATTTGGAATAGTCGATGGGTCTTTAAGTAAAATCTCTTGTCCAGTAGGAGTAGAGTACAACAAGGACACAACCTCCTTAACTTTGTTATTTAAGTCTGGAGTGTTTCTTTGCATTTGCTGTAGCACAGCAAGATCAGATACGGCTTGGACTACTGAAGAATTCCTAGCCATCTCGCTAGTGATTTCCCCTGTTGAAAGAATCTTAATTGCTGTATCAAGAGCCTTGCTTGCATCAGCTTCAGCTTCTCTATACCAATCAGCAGCAGTCTTCTTACCAACTACATCACGCATCCTTTTAGCAAACTGCTCCCCTTTTATTTCCTCTTCAAGTTTGGTTAATCTTTTGTTAAGTACCTCTCTTCGCCTCTCAATTATTTTGAGGAACTCAAAAGCATAAAGAGAAGTAGCATTTGCTAACTCAGGATGCCCATCGTCTATAAACTTTTGAATAATTGTTTCAAACTCTGCCTTCTCTGGAAGTTGGTTAGTGAGTGCATTAATCCTGTCTCCTTTAGACAAGTTCAACATTTTTCTGACAGACTCATTAGCGTCCGCTGGTATATGTTTTCTTATTAAAGTGTCTACTTTGCTAGTAGCAGCAGCAGACTGACGAACAAGATTGGCAGCTTTATCATCTTTGCCTTGTTCTTGTAAGAGCCTGACACCAGATTCAACCCTGCTTGGATTTGTTACTGCACTAACACTAGCTGACTCCACATTATTCCTAAACAACATTCCTCCGGGCATAGCTGCTCTGACTATGCTGGCTTGTTTAGGGACATTAAATATAGCGGCAACCTCAGAATAAAACTGTCTCTCACGATTTCTTAATCTAGCTCCTTTTAAGGAAGCTGCACTTAGTATCGCATCTACAATCGACTTAACATACTCAACACCTTTCCTGAATGCGCTTTGATTGTTCCTGTTTACTAAGCCATTAGCATAGTACTCATCAGTGTTTGATAAGTAATATGTGTCTTGAATTATTTCATTAAGAGCTTCCTCGTTAAGATCTGGTAGTAGCTCCGGGTATTGCTGAGATGTTACTTCCCCTCTGCTTTGAATCTGCTTTAGCACTTGATAGGATCGCTTACCTCTCTCATCTTTACGCTTACTTAGCTGTGCAACCTTCTTGGAAAGTTCGCTGTTCCTGAGAGACCTTGCCTCGCTTCTTAAATTTTGAGGTAAAAGCTTTGCTGTGAAGTGGGCTATTTCTTCCGCAACAACATCGGGGCTAGTGTTACCATTAGAAGCAATGCGAGCTAAGTTTAAAACAGAATTAAAAGTGCCTTCGTAAGTTATGTTAGTGTTGCCATCAGAATCAATCTTAGGAACAACTTCCATTGTTAACGATTGAAGCAAGTCGGGATGTATTGATTGTAAAAGCCTTAAACCTTGGCTTCTTTGTTCTTGTGATAACCCTATATCATCTCTGGATAATAAATCTTCAAGCTGCTGTTTGCCTTGGGCTGTTTGAGTTTCATTAGCTACGCCCGTAGTGTTTTCAGCTTGAGGTTTTTTTGCTTTTATCTTGGCTTGTGATCCATGAATCCTCTGGTAAAGCTCATAAGCAACATCAGCTATTGCATTTGCTGTTCTAGGATCAACAGCTTTTGCCCACTCAAGAACTTTTTCTGGGTTATTTATAAAGCCTTGTTCATCTATATGACCCTCTTCCCTTAGCGCTTCAAGCCTACCAGCTAATACTTTGCTGTTTGATATTACATCAATATATTTTTGAATAACATCAGCCTGTCTTCCCCCTAGTGACTCTCTTTCTATAGCAGCTTCATTTGTCTCAGGAGCCGCATCAACTTCACTGGACGGAACATCAGCTAACCTATTTGAAACTTCCCCATCTTCAACCTTAGACTCATCAATAGATTCTAAAGTTCTTGATTGGGTTTCTTCCATTCCTTTCTGCTCTTTACTCCTAGCAACTATATTAGATATAGCTACCAAGTTCATACCCTCAAAATCTTCTTGAACAATTTTAACCAACTCCTTCTTTGCTTGGGTTTGGTTTTTAGAATTAAGTTTAGAGTCTTCACTTACCTTAGAGTAGTCAGGGCTTTCTTCTTTTACACTCTTCTTATCGTATGCAAAAGCAAACCCTTGCTTGTACTGCCTAAGGTACATTGTCCTACCAGAAACCTTTAACTTTATAATCCCATCTTTATCTTTATTTTCAGTAACGGTTACTTCACCAGAAAGTTTTTTTAATGAGTCTTGCTCTAGGTTTTCAGTGTCAGTTATTTGCCTCCCTTGAGTATTCCTACCCATTATCTCATTATACCTACTGCCTTCAGTTAGTAACTGAAATGAGTTCTCTAATAACTGGCCCAGTTTTTGAGCGCTTAACTCTGCTCTAGGGTAAACACCTTCTTTCCTGTATCTGTTGGTAGCAAGTATGATTGAGTTAATACCCTCCTCGCTTAGCATTCCAGACTCTAACATCAAACCTAAAGCGGTTTTAGTTTTCTCATCTTTTACATTAGAAATAATTTCTTCGGCAAATGTCTTATCGCTACCTTTTCTCTTTAACTTTGTTTTAGCTTCGCTGACTTTTTTAGAAATTTTATTACTTGAATTAAATTCCCATATTGGATTCTCTAATGGATTACCCTCTTCATCTAAATTAGCTAAAGCGTTTTTAGTAAGCATGCTATCAGGGATGATTGCCCCGTTTATAACTTGCTTTCCTTTCTTGCCATCTCTTGAGTCAACTGTAACTTGATTCAACCCTTCTTCAGTTAGCCTGTAAACCCACTGTCTTTTGCCTTGTCGAATATACCCAACATCAATTTTACCAGTAGTTCTGTTTATCTTAATAGATAATGGATTTTGATTCGGGCCAAGAGTTAAATTAATGTCGTATTCTTCTGAAGCTTTCTTGCCCTGTATTGCTTCTGGGTAATAACGTTTATTCCCAGCGCCTCTTTGACTAGCAAGAACAATAGTGCCGGGATCTGGATCAGTATAAGATTCACGCTCTTGCTTTATCTCTGTTTCTAATTCTTTTTGATCTTCAGATTTTTTTCTAGATACAGGTTTTGCTGCCTTATCTTGTTTGGTTTCTGGGAGCTTAGCACTCGGCCCTTTTTTCTTAGCAACTTTTTTCTTAGTAGCTTTTTTCTTTTCGTCTGGCTTTGATACTTCAAGATACCTTTGCGTCTTGTTTAAGTCTTTGAATACAGATTCTGGGAGAGGTTCGCTTGTGGATTTTTTAGGTGTAGGTTTTTTTCTAACCTTCCTGTTAGCTACATCTTTAATATTATTAAGAAGACCTTTAGCTTTATTTCTAAAATTATTTAACCCTCCACCGCTTTCGTTCTCTCGGCTAAGCTTATTATAACCATCTTTTATCTTGTTTCTGGCTTCACTCAACCCCGGCTCAAGTTCTTCCTCTTCTGTAACTCTTTCTTCCCTATTAAAACCAAATCTATCTGTAGGATTAACACCTTCCATTGCGCTGCGAGGAGTTCCGTCATCTTCTGGGATAGTGTTTGTAGCTACAGATTCTCTGGCTTGATCTAAACTTCCAGCATCCTCGTCCTTCTCAGCTTTCTTTTGGTTTAAATTTTGATATCTAGTTGAATCCATTGGGGTGGATTCGTCTTTAACCTCTTGCCTTAAAGTAGTTGGCTGGCCTATTGGGGCAGTATCATCTTCAAGTTGTTTTTCTAGCTGTGTTTGATCTACACTAGAGAACCCTTCCATATAAGCTGAAGCAACCTCTTCACCAAACTCCTTTTTAAGCCTGTTGTATTTAGTTATTGATGAGCTAGTAAACCCTGACTCAGCATCAGCCTTGCCTTCAGCGAAAGATTGATTAAGCATATCTTCACCTACAACTGGCTCTGACAATCCATCATCAGGAGTAACAACATCTTCTTCAGTCTGCTCTGGAGTAACGCCTTCAGCTTCCTTGCTGTACTGGTCGTACTGCTTGAGCATCGCTTCCTCAATTTTCTTTGCAGCATTTGGTATGTCTTCTTCAGCGATGTCAAACTCTTCAGCATGCTTTCTTATGAAAGCCTCAATATCTGGAGCAAAGTCATCTACTTCCCTTCCTTCTATACCTCGCTTTCCAGTTTTAGTATTAACCCAGCTTTCAAAGTTCTGAGCAAATGCTGTCGTGCCTCCAATCTTAGCCCCAGATAATCCACCTAGAAATCCATCATGCAAACCACGGGTAAAGATATCTATGTTTGACCTTTTAGGGTCGAAAGTTTTTTGAGCTAAAATTCCCTGAAGGGTAGAATCCAACCCTTCCTCTACAAACTCAGCGCCGAACTGCTTAGAAGCATCTGATCCTGTTCTGGTAAATATACCATAGAAATCTTTAATAACTTCCCTACCTTTAGTCGGGTTAGCGAACACTCTTTCAATACCAGTAGCGCCAAACAAACTAACCAATGAGGCAGTGATAGCGCCAGAAGCTATAGCTGGCTTGAGTGCGCCGTACTGAGCTTGTAAATATGCTTGATCCCTAGCTTCTAACGGGTCAATTCCCGGTTCTGCTGATAAAATCTTCTTGTAGTTGTCGGCTGCAATTTGCTCAGCCGCTTCAGTGAAAGTTCCACTCGCTGAACGAACACCATGAACACTGGCTAAGCTACCCATTGTAGCTCTCCTTCCTATTGTGTTTACAGTGTCATCAAATTTCTCAACTATTTGACGCTCTACAAGACTAGCCCCTAAGTCGCCACCTCTTTTTGCTGCTGTTGCTTTAGCAAGATTTTTAGTAGCCGCCTTCTTTAGTAATTGCTTAGCCCCAGCTTTAGCTACAGTACCAACTCCGCCAGTACCAATTAAAAAAGGAAGCTCTTGTGTTAGAGCTTCAGTCGCTTGGTAAGATAAGTTTGTAAGCTCACCGCCGCCAACAGCATCAAGCTCATCAACAACGTCATCTTGATACAACTGGCGAGCCATCTCGCTTTCTTTCCTAGCTGCAAGGACATCTTGATCGTCTCCAAAGATTGAAGCTCCTAATGCTTTTGCATCGGTAAGTGATTTATAAAGTGTTGGGGCCGCTCCAATACTTGGGAGCGTAAACATTTCTGGCTCTGACTTTATTCCTAAACCCTCAAGAGCTACGCTTGCTCCACCAGCAATTGTAGTTGGAGTGTCTTTCTCTCTCTCGAAAGCTATATCACTGTACTCCCCTATCAGTGATGCATAATCGCTATCAGTTGCGAGCCTGTTTCTTATCTTATCAAATTCGTCCTCTTCTTTTTTTTTACGTTGAGCTATAAGATCAGCCTCGTAATCTTCATAACTAAGAAAAGGAGTGAATTGATTAGGTGTTAAAAAGCTAGACATTAAATTAAATCCTCAATAATTAAATAATTCTTAGAAAGCCTATCTGTTGCTATAGCCATTGCCTGTTCTCCTGAGATTTCTGGAGATTCGACTTGTTTAAGATAAGCTGGTAGCAAAACATTCATTGCATATTCTTTTGTTACAGGAGCTTTATTTGCTCCAAACTTGCCATACTCATAAGGATCAAGCATTGGAATGCTTTTTGAATCAGTGCTAAGAAGGGGCTTCCCAGTAAAAACTGTCCCGTAAGCTCCTTGTATAGCCTGAATAGGAAGCTTTCCTATGCCAGCAGCCATGCCTCCTAAATTAGTCCAAGCTTTACTTCCTTGATGTAGATTACTTCCAGATATAGTAGTTCCCCCTCTTTGGAACCAGTTTCCAGATGGATCAAACATACCTTCATCTCCCTGAATTGTTGGTGGAGTACCCATTATCTCTTCTGGTGTTTGGCCTTGGGCTAAACGCTCTTGAACCTCAGAAGTTATTTTATTATCTCCTGTTTGGAATCCAACCATTTCATCTGGCAGTGGTGGTGGCTCGCTAGAATCTGGTGTTGGCTCTGGTGTTGGCTCTGGTGTTGGAGTCATAGGAGACACAAGATCAGCCGCTCCTTGCCCTATGTTATATAAACTGTTCGGTATTCCGCCCTCGCTTACATTCTGAACTTGATCTCCGTAATAATAGTTAGGGTCGTCTGAAAAATCACCCGGCTCTAATGGGAAAACTTGTCCTGTTTTTTCGTCAACCACACCAGTAAATCGATCACCAACCATTCCTTTAGTTGGGAACAAAAACTTACTTGGCTCTTTGAGTGATTTTGCGAATCTTGGGTTACGAAGATCTCCCATTATAAACTTGCCGTACTGTTTATCTCCCAACAATTTACCAATGCTTTCAGAATCTTCAGCGGCATCGTTTATCCACTGATCAGTGGTATCAACTTCTAATATAGCTTCATCACGACTTTTACCACCCTCTATAAGTTCTTCTATTTTATCTGCTCTTGCTTGACCTAGCAGCCTCCCGTATTCACGTTCAACATATGCAGAATCTTGATTCATTCGCTCAGCTTCTAAGTTCTGATTTCTCATAAGCTCATTAAGCCTGTACTTATCTTGCATTGTAAGCTGAGAAATGTTTTCAGGTTCTTTTGAATAAGTATATAGCGAGCGAGGGTTGTTCTTTATAATGTCTTCAACCGCCTTGATTTGATCATCTCTTAGAGATTGATCTACTTTCGCTTGTTCTTCTTCTGTTGTTTTATTAAAAGCATCAAAACCTCCAACTGCTTGAGTTATATCTAATGGATTTTTAACACCAGACTTATCAAGCATATTAACAAACTGATCTCTAGACATATCAGAATAGTAACCCTTGGAAGCATTATCCATTAATTGCTTCATTCGATTAGACTGGGCTGTTCTACTAGCTGATCTGCTTGCTGTTGCTTGCCTCTTTAAAGCAGCATCTCTTTTTTGTGCAATTGAAGCAGCCCTATAAGCATTAAGTTGCCTTTGCTGCGCCATGCTTTGTTGGCGAGCTAAGGCTTTATCTCTTTCAGAGATGCGAAGCGCTCTTTCTTTTTCAAAGATCTGCCTAGCTACAGCGGCATTCTTTTGTGACTGAGCTTGCTCTTGCTGCCTTTCTGCTCCTTTTTCTTTTCGATAAGAATCAAACCCTTCTGCGCTAGGAGTTATTCCAAATGAATTCGCATATGAATTATAATCCTCTAAATCTTGTGTGTCCCTTGCCTCCTTGCCTACCGCTAAAGCTTCCTCGAAAGAGTCATAAGCTATACCCGGAGTGAATGCTGAAAAAAACTTTTGGTTAGTATTAAACCCTTGCTCACTAGGAGTATTGGAGTAGCCTAAATTAGATGAAGCAAAGTTACTCCCTCCAAATCTGCCAGTGCCTCCAGTACTTGTGCCAAACATAGGCTTATAGTCTTTCATGTACGGACGCTTATAAGCAGTCCTTCTTAGGATTTCATCAAAAGTTGCCATTATACTTGCCTTAAAACTTTAGGGTATGTGTTGACTGGCTCTGCATATTGATAGCCATAAAGGTTATTTACAGGGTTAACTCCGTACCCTAAAAAGGGCCGACTAGGAAACCTTGCAAAAGGTTCAGATTGATTCATGTCATATGCATAACCATCACCCGGAACAACCATAGGCTCCATACCTTGAGCCTGAAGTGCTGCTTGATATTCTTGTTGTTGTGTAAATTCTGGTGTTTCTGCTAATTGGTAAACAGTGTTAGCCCTATCTGCTGCGCCTAACTGACCTAATAAACCAGCTTGTTGACCTAGAAGCCCAAGCCTAGCTTGTTCCCCCATTAGCTCTCTACCAGCCAGCCTGTCGTATATCCCCTGCCTTTGACCAACTGCTCCACTCCTAAGCCTATTGAGGTAATCAAAGTCCGCCCTCCTCTGGTCGGCCATACGATTAGCAATATCAGTTTCTATTGCTAGGTTTCGATCCAAGGCCATTCTGTCCAACCTACTTGAAGCGCCGCCCCTGCTTCTAAAGCCTGAAAGTTTTAAATCTCTTCGGGCATTTTGTCTTGCTAAGTCACCAGCACGACGAAGCGCGTCAGCAGAATCATTGCGAATATCAGATAAGTTAGACTCTGCTGTGCCATCAAAATAACTTGATAAGTAATCGGACTCTTGACCAGCAAACTGCTTTGCTTTGCCTTGGTTTAAAGCGTTATCGTAATTTCGTAGAGTTCTGTCAGTAGATTTTTGATCCCCAACATTACCCATTATCCCCCTTATCTTGTCAGATAAATCGCCTGACTTTTTATTTTCTATGATTTGGTAAGGATTTTGAGTCTGACTAGGCTGGTCAGATTGGATTCCACTTACAGGCTGGGCAATCATATTGCCTCCGCGCTGGTTCTTTTTAAGCCTGTCAAATACAGCCATAACAGCCGAATTTTATCACAAGCACATATGAACTAGCTAATTACCTTTAAGTATATTTTCAACAGAAACAACCCAGTCATCTAAAGCCTTACTGTACTCTTGTATTTCTGGGTCAGTAGATCGATGGAATTTATCTATAATATCGTCACTCCACTTCGGCATAAACGGAACAACTGGTATGGCAATATCAGCAGAAATATTTTGAGAGTCTTGCGATTGAGATCCTGTAGATGAACCAGAAAAATCCTCATACTTGTATGCAGCTATAGCATAATAATTTGTTGGAGCTTGAGGGTATTCAAATGCTGTTCCTTCGAGACCGTTTATGTCACTTAACAAAGATGTGTAAACAGAAATTCTTGGCCTCTCTTCTTTATACTCCTTAATGTAAAAACTCCCACCATTGGTTATAAAGGTATCAAGCCAATATTTAAGAAACAGATATTCGTATTCATTTAGTTTTCTTCTTGCTGCAAATGTTAGAATAACTATGACATGTCCTCCCCAGTTTACAGGGCCACCCCAAACTCCGCTTTTACTTTGCCCGGTGCTTCTTGGTCTTCTTTGATTCCAAGGACTGCTTAGCTTTATGTTGAATCCATTCCTCGACCTTCTCCACTCATCATATGAATTATTAGGCTCAACACTAGAAGCGTAATCTGCATATTCATTAAGCAAATCTAACTCCTCATTAGTCCACGCATTGCTATTAACCATCCTGTCCCAAGATTCTACAAGGTTTTTTGTTTGGTTATCGGTAAGGGCATCAGCCCACATGCTATAAATTAACTCATCTGGCATTAGCTTAAATTGTCTTGAACAGATTTAACCCATTCTTGCAACTCTTCCTCATATTTATTCCAGTCTTTTAATAATTCTGGGAACTTCACCTTCACTCCGTGAGGCACTCTAGGGAATTCTGGCAAGGGGTTTTTCAAAGCTTTAGATTTTACAGGGGCAAACCTAGCAAAAACTCCACCACCTCTATTTGATCCACCACCTCCAGAAGAGACATTTAAAAAATCAGAAAGCTTTTCATCAATAAAATGAACATATGATCTTGTTATACCATCTTCAAGAAGTTCATAGATTTGCCCATTATATAAATCTAAATACAATGGAGGCGCTTCTGTTCCTCTACCCGGAAAGTCTATCTTATAATCGTTATCTGGATTAGATAAAAACCAAAGCCGCCTTATCTCGTCAGACGTTAGCGGCCTTGCCCTTGCTTGATCAATAAGGGAATCAATAGTTCCCCTGTCTTCAGCATTAAGATTTCTTAGTCTCGGCATATAACCTAATTGCGCTTAACTCAAACTGACCATCAGTACCATACACTGATATCTGGTAATAAATGTTTCTACCCCTTGTGTAACACGGCCAATTCAATTCTTCATTAGCCCTAGTTCCATCTTCTTTGTGGGCTTTACTTCCTTTATCGGTAACGCACTTAATATTCTTACTAACAGGGTCAGTCCAGACAAGACCACACCCTAAAGTTTTCGTATTAGAATCCACAGCTTGTGCTGATTGACCAACAATTAAATCAATTCCACCGCCGTTAGACGCATGTTCAAATTCAAGAATAAACGTCCTTAAAAGTTTTTCATGTTGAGGGCTATTGAGCCTTAAAGCTGGGCTTCTTAGTAAAGACCTGAAATCAGTTTCTTCATATGTTCCGCATCCAGATTTTGATATGCATTTAGTTCTTGTAAAGCTACCTCCATCAGCCTTTAAACAATTGTCTGTAGCATAAGACATAACAAAAACCGCTTCTTCATCACAAGTATCAGAACAAAGATCAGCAAATTTTTGATTTGCTAATTTAGTAAACAAGCTTCCAGAGGCTGCGGCTCCAAATAAATCTTCTGATGTCGTAGTGTCTGAGTCGTATTCAGTATTATATACCTTTGCTGTTGTTGAATAAATACTATCAATAGCAGGGGAACATAATGTAGTGCTAAAATTATCAGAACCATCACAATTACTTGGGCCTTCAGGGGTTTCCCTAAAGCTTGCAATTTTAGCCTCAGTACACACGCAATTGTTTATTAAAAATTCACCAAGGCTTGTGTAAGATTTAGATGTATGAGTAACAAAATCATGGAAACCAGCATCCATGTAAGAAACGTGCTGATGTTTAATATTAATAATAATTGTTTTTGAATTTTTTGTTGATCCTTTTTCTGGCCAACTAATCCAAACTTCATCTGTAAGAGAATTGAAAGACGCTACAGGAAGATCACATAAGTCAGAATTAATATCATTCACAATAATACTACTAGCAACATGCAACCAGTCTGGCTTATCTGGTTTTGCTCTATACGCATTATAAAAGTACACACCATCTCTCCCTAAGTAAAAATGATTATCACCCGCTGCAATCAATGTGTTCTTATAAAAGGGAAGAGAGTTTCCATTGTCTTCATCTGTATATCTTTTACGAAAAGAAAGAACATCTGTGCCTGTTCCTCCAGCAATATCGAACTGCCATATTCCTCTTTCAGTGTAAACAAGAAGTGAATTTGCTATAGGCTCCATGCCCACAATGTTCTCACCATGTCCAAGGTCTTGATACCCAGCAAGAGAATCGTCCACTTCAGCTTCAACTCTTAAAGGGTTTTTAAAGTCACTCCAAACAAGTCTATCGGGTATCCATTCATTGTGTTCATGCACATTTCCGTAGAACATTAACCCTCTCCATTCTTTAATATGCTTGATTCTATTTAAACCAACAGCCGAGAATCCTTCTATTTCTTTTACAGAGTTAACATTGCTTGAGCTTGTTCCTTCTACTGGTTGATCTATATTCCAGTAATAAGGTTTAGAGGATTCATTTACAAAGACACAATGATTACCAAGATAAGCAACTTTCCATCTTCCAGAGCCACCTAGTTCATCACCAATTATTTTCCAATTTTTTGTTTTAGGGTTGTACGAGTAAAGGCGAGATTTAGTTCCAGCTATCAACTTCCCAAAGCCTTCTGTAGTTTTTACTTGCTCAACCAGTGTAATATCTTCTTCGACTGCATTAGAGTTTGATGACTTGGAAAGAAGCTGATCCCTCAAATCAGAGTTAACCCCGGCAGTAGGGAACAACTTAGTCCAACCCTTTGATCTTTCAAGAGTCCCTGCTGCGTTCACCCTAAAGTTTTGAACCCATCTATGCGCCCCAGCAACTACACTATCTGGTGATGTTTGAGGGTCTAAAGGCCCAGTTAAAGGTCTAATCTCGTATAATTTAGCTCTTGGTGAAACTTGCATAATATCTGGCCCAGTTATTTAATAATCATTTTGAGCAGTAGAAGAATAAGTAATCCAAGCTGCGCCCCCAAATGCATGCCCCCCCTTAGCATATGGAGCAATATTTTCTTTTGTTGACCCAATTGATCCAGAACCCCCGGAACCCGGAGCGCCTAAATCAAATCCATTAGATGGCCTACCGAATTTATTTGCATCAGCACTGCCCGGACTATTGAACGAAGGCTTAGCTGAATCCCAAATGTAACCACCAACTCCAGCATCTCCGCCTAGTGATGTCCCTTTTTGACCAGAAGTACTATCAGTTCCAGACGTACCAGCATATTCAAGTTTTCCTACTGCTGATGCAGTCCCAAGTTTTGCGCCTGTATTTAAAGTGCAAACCCCTGTTGCTCCAACTGATCTATTTGTTGTTGATGCAGCCCCAAGCTTCGCTCCTCCGTCACCGCCTCGACCAGTAAAGTCGCTAGTTACATCTTTGTAGCCGCCACCTTTACCATGAGAAACTCTTGCAACTTCTTGCCAGTTGTTACTGCTTGTAAATATCTCTAAAACTGTCACATAACCACTACCGCTTCCGTTGTTTGTAGCGTTTGAATCACTTGCATGAGGCTCTCCAGCTTTAGGCTCAGTAGCAGCATTTGCTCTGCCCTCTCCTCCTCTGTTAAACGGAAGCACCTGAGATAAGTGATCCGCTCCAGACATTGAGTTTGTAGTTTGGTTTCTTGCTGCGTAATCAACTAATGCGCCAGCACTGTCTAATGTTCTGCACCTTACTTTAGATACGCCGTTTGTTCCATCAACACTTGAATTCAAAATATTGAAAGAAGCAATAAGCAATGCTCCACCTCCTCCGCCAGCACCCGGAATGTTTAATGCAACCTCATCAGAAGTTTTATTAAGTTTACCGTAGGAAGCAACAGACTGCCCTGTTGGGGTAAATGTAGTCCTTGCCGCCGAAACAGAATGAGCAACATAATCCGTACCTTTAATCTTAACAGTTTTGGAATTCACATATTCACTTACAACATAAAGACCATCCCAAGAAGTGCCTCCGTTTGAATCGATTGATTCTGTTAACCTTAATTGATCTCCTCTAGAAAAACCATGATCAGTGTAAGTTTCAAAAGTTGTTTCTGTTCCAGTGTCATTTAAGTTTTTAATAAACGGTGAGTCATAAGTCTGAACTACATAATCTCCTCCACCAGCGCCACCACCTCCACCACCTCTAAGAACAACTCGCATAAAGCTTTTACCAGAGGGAACGGTTTGCTCATTCCCAGACCATAAAAGCTCATCGGAGTTGCCAGAAGATGAATAGCTAGTTGGATACTTAGCAAAAGCTTTTACATAATTGCTTAATGCCCCAGTTATGGTTTGATCAGTATCAAGATTCCTCCCTACAACCCAATAATGGTATAGAGTTTGGCTATCAACCTGACTCCCTGTGAAGTCAATACCGCCTTTACCGTCATAAATAGGGCCACCATTTATATCAACATACAAACAAGTGTTATCTTGCTTTCTGTGATACAAATAACCATCACTTGTTGTTCCTGTACCTTCAATTAATTGTTGGCCTTTCTGTATTCCTCCCCCACTCGGAGATATATCTTTTCTTAGCCTAGTTGCAAGCGTAGGAACTTCAGCATCTGTTAATGTTGGCTTTGAATCTGTTGGTTTATATCTATATATATCGTAATGAGTTGCATTGCCAACATTATTCCATATTAAAGGTATGCCCCCGTCATGCCTAAGCCCAGCAATTGTTTTAAGTATTGGCTTCTTTATTCTTCCTCCACCACTAGAGCCTGAACCCGGATTTGGGTCTACAGTTTCATCTACAGATTCACAATCAATAGCGCATACATCGTCCTTGAAGCTCTCTGTTAGATTTCCATCTTCATCCCAAATGTAAGCAACAAATTCATATACTTGTTTTGGGAAGTCAACCAGCACCCTTTTTAACCTATCACACACGGTTGGTGCATCCATGTTAGGTAACTTGTCTTTTAGATTGTTTGGTGTAATCGGACTAGGCATTTTTATTTCTTTCCTTGGTAGTTATCAAAAAATATTCTTCCTCTATCTATAACCCAATTTTTAAGGTAATTAGGAAAAAAAGGTCTTTGGTTTGTGTTTCTATTTGTCCACAAAAATTGCAACGAATCCATACCAGAAAAACTACCTGAATCTATGGCATTGTAATAACAACCTTCAGGGTCTTCATCTAACCATCTCTCTTCAAAGATAGTTAAAACAGTATTCCAGCCATATGAGTTAGCGTAACCCAAGCCATAGGGCAATGGTGTCTCGTTTCCTTCAAGGTAATCTCCAGTAAAAAGTCTTGATGATTCCGCTAACCCTTTATTGAAAACAGAAACTCTTATTCCGCCAATTTTTGTTAAAACAGATTGATGTATATTTCTCTCACCTTGCTTGATGTGGGTAGGAAAGTGCCTGTTTTCGTTTTTGTTTATTTGGTCTGCTGAATTTTCTTCACGAACAATTAAACCGCCTTCATTAGTAATTTTTAAATTCAAAGAAAAATTAGAAAAGAAATAATCAGTATCAAAAGTGCTTGATTCTTTTCTTAAAGCACCCCTCAAGTCTGTAACAATAAGTCTAGCCATCCAGAAATCATTGTTCTTCATCAAGAAATCAACTTTCTTTACATTACATAATTCAACCTGACCGACTAAATGGTGATTACTTTTCCCTTTGTTGTCTATCAGCTTAGGTGTTTGCCCCCAAATTAAAACTTCAACATGTGGCCAAACATTCCACATTATCCCTGTCTCAACCCCTCCCCCCATATGTTCAGGGTATATAATTTTGTTACCATTTAGGTCTACTTGAAAGTTGCCAGTACTGTCTTCATCATGTGGACTCTCACTTAATATAATAGGAAGACCATCAAGGACATCAGTAAACTCTTGATTTGATGTTAAATTAACATCATGCCCAAGGTTTTTAACAACAGCATATCTGGTGTTATTAATACACTTTAAATCAATGTAGTTTTCATTTGTGAGCGCACCGCTAACATTAAAGTAAGTGAAAGAATTATTATCTTTATCTAATACTTCGTTACAGCATCCAACCTCACCACTCGGAGGGGGAGTACTTGGGGGCGTGTCGTTGGTTCCGGGGTCTGGGCCTACTTCACCTTCATTTGGGTTTATATTTTTGCCAGCGCAACCAAGACCGCAAAGTTGTTGCTTGAAGTCATCAGTAAAATTTCCATCAGATTTGACTATTCCTTTAAACCAACGCCAGAATGTAATAGTAAACTTTAAATACTTTAATAAAGCTTTTGCGACTGTATCTGTTTCCTCTGGGAGATTCTTCTCAAGTTGAGATGGTTTAATTAGATTAGGCATTAACAGCTATCCTTTCTTCTACAGGGTCTGGTTTAATGTGCCGCCTAATATTATTGGCATAAAATTCAATCATATTCTGGTGTTTGTCATTGTCAGATTTACTAAGCATGGTAAGAAATATTCTTCCTAATATTTTTGCGCTGTAATCAATTGTCTGCCCACGCGCAGCTACACCGCCAAGGTCTAAGTGGAAGTGAAAAGAAGTAATCTCTCCATGCTGTGTGTGAAGTCCATTGTCAATTTTCCATCCTGTGTGATCCAGCACATCTTCACATGGTCTATCTAAAAATGGGGTCATGTCACCGTAACCTTGAAAGTGGTAAGATTGTATTTGTTCCGTGCTTGGAAAGTGTTTCACATTATATGAATCACTAGCGCGAGATAAACATTCTTGCTCGTAGTAAACACTAGATTCGATTGTTTCTTTTCTCCACCAATCAGAAAAATCTTTAGCTGAAGTGTAAACCATTGACCCAGTGTAGACTCCATACTTCTCTTCCATCTTCTCCCTCCATTCATCGTTTGTGTTTAAGAAGTAATTTGCACACTGAGGGTAAAGCGCTACATCTGAATCTATCTTAACGTCTATTGGTTTAACGTAGTAAATGTCACCATCAACCATTAATGTGCTATCATTATCGGATAACGCAAAATCAACAGCATCTGGCTTTCGGAACATAAGTTCAATAGGATGGAAATAATGCCACTCTTTTTTGTAATTATTAGAGCCGCCATTAAATAGCCCTTTTGTTATCTTGCTGTTTGATTCACTGTTTACTTGTGGCTTACAGTAAACATTTTTAAAACCAAAATGTTTTATCATGCTTTCTGTTTCCTTGTCACAGATAACATAAATTGGCTGATCATGGAAAAGCCTTATAGAGTAAAGAGAGAACATTCCCTCCCATAAACCGTTTACATCAATGATAGTACAAAAACTGTCTGGGCCAGATGGTGTTCCCTTACTTAACTCAAGGTTTCTTATTTCTTCCAGCGTAAGCATCAGGCACAAACATTTTCATTATTAAAGTTTTCAGTAAAGATTGTAACCTTAGTTGAAGCACTTTCAATTCTCTCAAGTGTTACTTCACCAACTAAAACACCAAACGTTTTAGGGCCAATAAACTCATCGCCCCCACTTGTTTCAAACCTTCTGTCTTCAAGGTATTCTAAAGGAACCATAGTGCCTCTAGTTGTTGTAAACCCGGAGAAGTCCCTTACTGATATGGGGTTAATCACTGTAGAACATCCATGACCTTCAAACACCTTAGGGTCTACATTGTATTCATATCCGTTTGTATCCCATCCCTTAGGATACTGCTCTACTCTTATCACAACATCTTCACCGTCAGAATTGAAATCCATAAAGTAAGTAGCAAAACCGCTGGTTGGGTCAACTGTGAATACTTTAGAATATCCTCCAACAATTTCTCTTGTAATTAATCTCGGCTTACCTTCCTTGAAGCCCCACGACACGGTTCCATTGGAACTAACATCTTCCACAAACCCGCCACTAGCACTTGAATCTTTTAAGTATCCACCAACAGAAACCCTAACAGAGCTATTTAGATCGTTGCCTAAATCTGGAAATGTAACCTCAAGATTACCAGCCAACTTAACTGTTAATCGATACTTACCTTTTGCTAATTGATAAGCATCTTTAGTTGATATCCCGCCAAAAAGTTCATCAAACGGAGCATAAAACCTCTGACAGTTTCTTTTCTTTGAACTCACACCTTTAGCTGCCCCTCTTGATACTGCAAGCTCACCCCTGTTACCAATAAGCCCAACGTATTGCCCATTGCCCGGTTGAAGGGAATTCCATATGTCGTTCCCCATGAGGTCAACCCTCCCCCTAAACACATCCCAATTGTTAAACCCTATATAATTATATCTATCCTGTAAGCAAGGGTTCACTGTTGGTGTTGCAGCCGGGGCGGGGATGTATTCACATGGAGAACCAGATCCATTATTATCACATATTAATTTATTAATTTTAGTGAACACATTAACAAGTTCACCGATTTCGTCTGCTTTATAATAAAGGTTACAACTTGCAATATCAGTTCCAAGGTAGGCATCTATTGTTTTAGTGACACCAGAAGCACATGTTGGAACCACTTTTGACCCATCAACACCGAAACCCACTACTACTATCATAGTACCAGCGGCTTTGTTTTCGGCTTTGATAGTGCCAGCAGCATTACCAGTCCCAGAAGTAACAGTAAAAGTAAATGTAGTTGCTCCCGTTACTACTACAGTGTGAAAGGTATTATAAACGGAAGCGTTACTTCCTGTTGCTCCGCTAATTGTAATTGTGTCACCCGTAGTAAATCCATGACTAGCAGATGTAGTTGCAGTTGCTGTTCCACTTGATTCAACAATTCCACTAACAGTCTTTGAAACGTTAGCTTTTATAGTTGCAGCTATTGTTTCTGGGGCTGGGTCACAAACATTTTCGACCCCATCCGTCATAACAACTATGACTCTACGCTTTCCACCGCGAGCCTGACTTTTAAGAAGTTCATATGCAGAGTGTATCCCGCCGCCTATTCCCGTGGCACATGTGCTAAGACTCGTACTCTTGCCGCCACACTCTTCAGAAACCTCTATGCCGTTTACTCCGCTGATAGCCGCTTCCTCTGTAGGAGTTAAGCCAACATGAGTGTAGACATTAGATCCATGATTTTTATCCCCTGCATATGAAATTACCCCGACACGATCAAACTCAAAAGGAAACAAAGTAGTATCCCCTTCTTGTTGTGTGTCTGGCATATTAGCTGATCGAACTAATGATTTTGCTGCTTCTTTAGAGGCATCAATCCTTATCGCCCCAGAAGCATCTTCACGAAGCATTGACCCACTTCGATCCATTACCAAAACAATATCACTACCAACTCGCTTACACTCATCTACAATAGTAATAGGAGCGCTTGCGTTATACGTTCCACCAGAGTTTTTGTACTCCGCGAATACTGCCTCAGTAGAATTTGCGTCTACATAAGCAGACTTAAAAAGACCATTACCCTTAGAAGTTAATACTGCCTCGTCAGATGAAGACCACTTTACTGAGCTAGTAACATCTTTTTCTTTTGTTGTTCCCCCAAATTTAAAAACAAGCCTAGCAGTAAAACGAATAGATTTCCCTTCTTCAACTTGTGCGCCAGTTTCTGGTTTAATTAACAACTTTTCTATTGCTGGAACTACACTGCAAATAGTCGGATTAAGTGCTGCAAACTCTGGGTCTGAACACCTAGAGTCATCAGTTGTAGCTGGCTTGTAATCATCTGAAATTACTGAATCAGATTCAGACTTTTTATTTAAACATTCTTCGGTTTTTACTTTACTGAAATCCATTATGAGTAAGTTACTTCTGCTGCGTTAGCTGCTTTTGTTAATGTAAGTGTGTCTTGTACGGTTCCATCTGTTGAGATGAATTCAAACTTTAAAGTATCGCCAGACATGGTTCCTTTTAAAGCGCCGTGAAGAGCGTTGTATTTCGTTACACTGGTTATTCCTGTAGCGAGGTTAGGACTACCACTAAATGCCCTCAAAGGAGAACCTCCAGCGCCATTAACAATGTAAGGAAAATCATTTGCATCTTTTAATCTTTCATAGTTATGGGCGTGTCCCGATATAACAATATCAGCACCTAAGGCTTTGTAATCCCATCTCATCTCAGTAGAACCGGGAGCCTTTGTTGTTTCTGACGTATGGGGACTGTGATGGAAGTACACAATTTTCCAGTGAGAGTCAGAATTATTAAGCCCACTAGCCAGCCAATCACCTAAGGATGACTCTTCCGCTCTGTGTTGAGTCGAAGCACCAGCTAAAACTTCTGGCTCTTTAGCAGCGCCACTTGTGTTTATCCCGCTGTTTACACAAAAGAAATGTATGCCGCCTTTCTTAAAGTCATAAAACCTTTCGTTACCCGGAAGCGTAAAATAGGACAAGTATGCACTTAAATTAGTCCCTTCAACGTAATCATGGTTTCCTATAGCTGGGAAAAATTTATTCTCTTTTGCGGTTGATGTATATGTAGAAGACTGGTTCTCCCCAAAAGGAAAAATAAAATCACTGTAATGTTTCCCAACATCACTATCATAATAATTTTCTCCAGCCTCCATATCAGTCCCATCCACATCTGCCGAATTATCTCCAGTAGTAATAATAAAAGACGGACTCCAACCTTTAAGGAGAGTGGACACTTCAGCCGCTTTTGTTCCATCGTAATCACCAGATCCAGAAGATGCTCCATAGTCTCCTATCTGAGCAAACACAAGCTCAGTAACAGCTTCAGCTTCAGCGGTTGTTTGTTCACTAGCTTTTTCGTTGCGTCTTTCAGCAAGAACATCAAACGCCTCTTGGCAATGAGGATATGATTTAAGTTCACTTTGCTTAGTGCATTCAAATATTAAATCACCAATAGCATCATTAAATTCAAGAGTAAGGAATCTGTACTTTTCGTAATCGTTATCAAAATCTCTTGCGTATTCTTTGTGGACATACAGCTTCAATGCACGAAGGAAGTCTGAATCGTCAGGAACAATATCGTCGTCACCATAAGATTGCTGCAATCCTTCCCACTCCACTACAAGTATCTCGTTAGAGTTAAGCCAAGGAGAAACCCAAAGCTTGCCTTTATCCAAAGCCCACCTACCAGTTACAGCGCGGTAATGTTTGCTGGTTCCATTTACTTCGTAATCACTTGATCCTTCCGGGTATTTAAACCCTAAAGGTAATGCTTCGTAGTCTTTGTTTTCTGGAGAAAATACAGTTTTTAAATAACCTAAAGAATGGCAGTCTACATCCGTCTTAGTTGTTTGTTTGAAAAGCGCTGGATAGTCTTCGTCACCAGACTGTATTGTATAAACCTTTCCTATTCTCCCTTTAGGAGCGTCAATTACAGTTTTGCCAGCTTGGAAATAAGTTGAACACTGAGGATACCGACTAATGTTTTTGGTCTGAAAACATGGAACATACCTCTGTATGTGAACTAATCCAGAGGTAACGTTCTTTAACGCAGGGCCAGATACATTCTCTGGCAAGCCTTCAGGCCAGATGTCGGCTTTCAGTTCTTCAACTAATTTCCTATACTTCATTTACTCTGCCTTTTTCCAGCCTTGGGCTTATAGTTTTCTGGTAAACTTCCCTCTTTCTCTGTTTTAGAGAAAACAGTTTCTTTTGGATTAGCCGCAGTTACAGCTTTTTGTTCTGATGAGAGGGGAGCGGGTTGTGCTACTGTGTCTGGCGCTGGGTGACTCCCCCCAAATTCCTCCCGCCATTTTTGCTTTGATCCTGAGGAGAGCGTCTTTTTTTTTGACTCCTCATACTCCCCTTTACTTAAAGACCTTAAACCGTAAGAACCAAGATTAGACTCTAAGAATTCATTTAACTCTTTTTCTTCAGTAGCAAGATATCCTATCCCTGTATCAACTAACTCTTCAAAATTAACAAACTCCCCCTTGTAGGGAATAGCATTTGATATGTTTGACTTACTCCAATATTTTACAGACTTAGCAGCCATAGCAAATATAGTATAGCAAAAAAGGGGGCAGTCTTGACAACTGCCCCCTTTGTAATATCTGGCCCAGTTATTCTGGGTGATTAATTATTAGTTACCGTGTAGCGGTGTCTGGTTGTCAAAGTTCTCAATAACCAAGTTATCGCTAGGACACTCCACAATGGCAGTCCAAGTTTGAGAGTTAAGTGTAATCTCTCTAGTTGGGTTTTCCATTACACATGCGTAGTCACTGTTTACTTTAGATAAGTCATCTAAGTTTCCAGTGGTATGCACCTTACGGTTTGAACCAAGAATACCCGGATAAACACCACCACCCAAGTCAAGAATCATCAAGAATCGGCCATTAGATCCCTTCTTAGTAGCAACTCCACTATGAACACCATCGACATTTTCTGCCGTAGTGAGCATATCATCAAAGAACTCATTGGTAATGATGTTCATTTGAACGCCAGCAGGGTTGTGCAGCATATAAGACTGGGTGTAGAACCCACCAAACAGATTAGCTGAGCCAATGTCAGCATTTACAGCATCAAGACCCTCTGCCTTATAGTAGGCAATCATCGCTTTGAAGATTGAACGAGCGGTTTTAGTGTCAGTAAACACATCAACACTATCGGCTGGTTTGCCTTGGTCTTTTCGAGAACGAACAAGATCAAAGATTTTGTTAAACAAGTGTGTTTCGAGGTTTAGCTGTCCACCTTGTAAATCATTCACTCGTCCGCAATCTTGTAGCTGGCGATAAACACCAACTGAGTTTGCTCGATAACCAATAAACGACTGCTCAAGTCCAGATGTAACATTAGTTAAGTTTGTTCCACCAAGACCCGGATAACTCTTAATTTGCTCTAGGTTCTTGTACCCAGAAAGAGTCTGGCTAGTTGAGATTGGCTGACCCCAGAAGAATGCATTAACCCATTCTTTTTGGAATTGCAAACCAAGCTGTCGGTTTCTTTCTGCTAAAGGAACGTCACCGAACTTCTGGAAGAATTGGTTTGTGGCCATCATCTTCTCTAACCACTCCTTGTAGAATTGGTCAACACATGTTGTGTAACGGCTTGTTTGATACCAAAACGGAACATGTTTCAATGTATTGAGGGCTGGGCGATTTTCACACCATCTCTCAAAGTCATTAACATTGTTTACGCCTTGGACAACCAATGCTGTATTTGCCTTAGATATCTCTTTTGAAGTACCTGAAGCCATATCAGCGTCCCATGTTACAGCAGCGCCAGCGCCATAGCCGCCAATAAGCTTAACCTCAACATCAACGAATTCAGTATCAGCAGAAATATAAGCAAGGTTGGCATGCGCACACTTACCACCAACAGACTGAATAACCTCAAACTCTAAACGGAAAGAATCACCGCTAGTGTCTTTAGCAAACATGAATATATGAGCGCCCTTAGGGAAATACTGCGCCGTAATTGGCTGATTGCCGTTGGTTGGAGCTTTGAGCTTTAAGATGTTGTAGTTAGCCGCATCACCGCCGGGTGTAGCAATTAACTGCCCATCAGCATGTTCCGCAACTAAGTTGTTGCTAGAATTAACTGATTTGTATTTATTCCCAGAAGCACCAGAAGTGTAGACGCGCTCTACCCTCCAGTAGTTGTCCTTAATAATGTCTTTTTGAGAAGCAAGAATAAATGGGTCAATTTCACTAGATCCTCCTTGGACTGTCTTAGTGTTCACTAAGTTCCCAACAGATTTAGCTGAACTCATTAGCCAATCATACATTCCGTATTGACGCTGCCCACAAGTCTTTAGCTCCATCTGAGCAGTAAGCAAGTGGTTCATATCACGATAGTTCCCGGCAGTGTCCTTGAAGATATCGTCAAGGTCTGCTGGGGTTGCGAGGCCAATGTTAGACCTAGTTATCGTTCCGCAAGTGTTATAGCTATTCCAGATAGCGGCGTTAGCATTACACTTTGAGTCCGACATGATGTTGGCTTGGTCAGTCCCAAAGCCACCATGCGGATTAGCTGGGGTCACGTTAGTTGCAGTGATCGCAGCGTTAGTTCCAGTATATTTTACAGTTGCCATAGTATTTTCCTCCCGTAAAAAGAGTTAATCTATTATATCACCCCCAAAGAAACTTTTTTAAACTTTTTTGGTTATCAACATTTACATCCCCTGTTTCACCAGATGGAGATACGTTATGGGTTCCTCCAGATAAACTAGGACTTGATGGTTTATTACTGGTATTACTTACTGAAGCTTGAGTTTGAGATTTCTTCTTAGGGGAACTTTTTTTCCCATTCACAAACTTTGAATAACGATCCAATTTTTCTTTTTCAGTTTTAATTATATTGTTAACTGTTTGGCCAAGATCGTTTACATACATTGATTTAATGTGGCTTGGCTCTAGCCTCCAATGCTGCTCTCTTTGTTGAGGACTCATAGACATCCACCTTTCAGTAGTAGCAAACTGTTTTCCGTTATGATTCTTTTGAGATGAGGGTAATGATGCAATCTCTTGTTCTTTCCCAAGGGCATAATCCACTATCTCTTTGTGAATAGGATTATTTATATCAATACCAAACCTACGTTCTTTGTGTGAAAGCTTTTCAAGTTCATAGAGATGCTTTTCGCTATTTCCGATAACGTTATTAATAGCATCGTGAGCAATAGGATCAGTATCTTTAAGAGCGTCTCCTCCTTGCTCTTGAACTACCTTGAGATATTCATCTCCTACTGACTTAACTACAGCAGCAATACTTTCAGTAGTACCCGCATTCAACTCATCTTTTATTTGAGTCTCAGTAACTTGAGATTTAATTGATTCTAACTCAGACTTATAGCGCTGCTCAGATTCGGCAACAATCTTCTTAGCTCTCGCTTGTATTCTTGCATCATCAAAATCAGAATCGTCAAACTCTGGCATTGAACTATCAATAAAATCTGAGTGTTCTTCATCTGTGGCATCAAACCTAACACCCGGATTATCAGAAGACCACTGACGTTTATAATTGTTTAATTCTACAAGATACTCTTTATATTTAGACCTAATACCCTTGTACTTAGGGTTAGATTCCATCTCAGAAAAAACCTCAAGATCAGCACTATTAAGAACTTCGATCTCATCTGCTTTAGGCTTTTCTACTTTATCCTCAACGCGAGGAGAATCTTGAGCGGCATTAGCTACAGATGAAGCTGTCTCTCTGATAATGTCCTTAATATCTTCTGTGTCGAAATCCTTCTTAGCCCTCTTCTTTCTAGGCTTCTTAGGTTTATCTTCAGATTTTTCTTCAGATTTTTCTTCTGGCTCTGTCTCATTATCCGATACGACTTCCTCATTAGAAGCTTCAGGTTCTTCGGTTTGCCCCTCTTCTTGAGTTGGCTCTTTAAACCCAAGCCTTTCCATCATCTTAGAAGCTGCTTCCTCAGAAGGGGTTCTGCTTTCTTCTATTTCTGAAGCCTCCTGTATTGGTTCTTCTGGTGAATCTTCTTGGACTTGCTCTGGCGGAGACTCTTCTCTTTGAAAAGCAGGGACAGTATTGTTGGCATACTCTCCTGATATTGCACCCAGTGGATCTCCATCTGGATTGACTTGTTTTTTCTCTTCCATTGCTGAAACAACGGACATGAATTTAGGTGGGGATTGTAGCCCCACTTGCCGATCTATTATTTCTGATGCCATAACAGTTCTTCCGTTACACTTATTTCAGTGTACAAAAAATTATAGTCACCCTTTTTAACCGCCTCTATAAGCTCTAACATTTTTTTTAAATCCCATGCTTGATGAGATAAGCTTCTAGCTTCTCCTAATTTTCTATCATCCTCATTTGCTTCAATAAGCAAACGAGAAGACTCTTCTTGTAGTGAGGCAATCTTTTGATGTATTAGTTTTTTAAATAAAGAAGCCTCATCTTGTCTCAGCCAACTCTGGAGTCGGATTATCTTGCTGTCCTCCACCGGGGAGTTGGACACTTGAATCATACTGTTCTTGTTGTGGCGGCTGCGGAGGTTGCAGCGCATCTAATATTTGATTAATTGCTTGTGTGTTCTGCTGGGTATTTTCTGACAAAGGCTGAATAACTCCACCAACTTCCTCCATAATGGATGCTTTTATTTGCTCAGCAATCTGAACCATTTGTTCTTGCTGTTGCTCGCCTCCTTCAGAAACTTTTTGTAGTTTAAAATCTTTAGGAAGCCCCATCATATTCCCCATCTGATTGATAACATCAAGCACTTGATCAATACCAATCGTTTGCCGAACTTCTGGATCTCCTATTATTACTTGATAAAGCTGAGATAAAGCATTAGCCATAGCACTGTCAGAAACCCTATCTAAAGCATCTCGGTAAGAACCAATAGATTCAAGATCAAGGGCAGTTTTCTGTCCTTTAACACGAACAGAT